ATGACAAAAGCATTCGTCTTTAGCTTGACGGCCTTGGCAATCGGTAGCGCGAACGTTTCGGGCGCGGTCAATGCTGAAGCGGCGACAGGTTCCACTGACATCTACGATTACATGGTCATGAATGTGTGCGTCGGGAGCGATGGAAGCCCCATCAAGGGAAATCCTTTGGAATGCAGCCAGCAGCGCGACATCCGCCCCGGCGATCGCATTCCATATGTGCATGCCGATTTTCCGGCTAGTCCAAAGGACACTGGGTGCAAGGCGCTCGGCATGTCACGCCGCTATGCGTTCCCTCTAAAGGCTCAGGGCTCGGACGAAGCCGGTCAGGCCTATCCGCTAATTGCAGCCTGGACCGACTATCCTCCGGCGGGTGCGCCATGTGATTTCGGCACTTTTGATGCGCGCGATACAGCCACACTTCTCGCGGTCGGCCCGAAATCAGCCAGCTTAGTTGGCGCACATCATCATGGCGGATGGTTCCTGACCATCGGTGCTGGCTATCAGGATTCGCGCAAGGCGGGCGTCAGCCGCTTCATGAACACCTGGTCGTTCCCGCGGAATGTGCCGGCTATGGGGGAAACCGGATGGGGCATCTTCAAACGTCGCACGGAACGTTTCGCGGCTTCCAGCATATCCCGCCAGGCATTCCCTGCAAGCAATGCGGCATCGAGCCTCACATCGACCGTGCAATTCTGGAAGCGTATCCAGTTCAGATATGGTTTGAAAGGCAGCGAAAGCCGCCCCATCGATACGCTTCTGCATATCCCCTTCACCAAGGTTTCGGAAACAGGCGATGCTCCTGGTGAGAGCCGCGGATCCGAGCATTTCTATCTGACCAAAGAACTGGGGTATGTGACGCGCTGGGAGAGCTGGGCGCGGGACGACGCGAACAAGGATGTCATGGCACTCGCAAGGAAAGCCTATTCCTCCCCCGCATGCTCGATGCCTGCCACCATTGCCGGCCAGGTTACGCCTCACTTCAAAGTTGGCGCAGTGGTCGATGATAGCGCCGCAGGAGTCTATCGCCAGCAGATCACCACCACCAACCGCGCCGGGCAGAAGACTACGCACGACTGGTTCATGACCGGGTGTCATGACTTCACCAATGTTTCTGCCGTCGCCCCCTATGATCCTTTCGCAAAGCTCACAGAGGACGACTTCGGACCGGATTTTATCAGGCAGTTCCAGTCAGATGCTGGCAATCGCCGGAATGGCCGGGTGCCGGCCCGGAAGTGATGACACGGTAGAATAGTCGAATGAGCCGAACGGGATACCGATATCCTCAAGGCTCACGACTTTAGCTTCACCTGTGCTGGCCACTGATTTCATGGTCATGAACAGCGAGTTCTGGTCGATCCACCAGGCAGATTCTCGTTCGGCTAGCGCCCGCCCGAGATGGCGACGCATATCGGTGGCCACCCGCATCGCTACCTGCCTTCCTGCGTCGGTCGATTTGATCACGAGGCAGGCGGCGTTGACGATCGACCAGGGAAGTATCCGCGGGTAGCGATAAATCCGACCACGCCCTCCCGTCGCTTGGCGGACAATCCGCACTTTGTCGTAAATGCGGAATCCGACGTCCGCATCATCGAATTCCTGCCGCTCGATAAACGAATCCGGGGACGATCGAAACTCAACGTCGATGTCAGTCAAAACCACGCGATCAGCTACGTGGCTCAAGAAATCCTCAATTCGAAGAAAGCGCATGCTGGCGTAGTAAGTTGGGATTGCAAGGGCTGGGCGTTCCCACGAGACGCTGACATTTTCAACGCCGGACAGATGTTCCTGGAAGAGCTGGTAAGCGCTATCCGGTGAACTACCGGCAATGTGGAAATGTAGTCGGGCAGACTGGCCGTGTGCTCGCGCGGATGCCGCATATGCCTTTGCATGCTTGGCGAAATATTTCTCGTCGGCGCAGCAAACATAGGCATTCGCGACACGGTCGACTCGCGAGAAATCCGTTTCGACAGTGAGGAAGGGCGTCTCGTCATTCTCGTTCAAATCGACGAAAAAGCTAGTGGCTCCCGTGAGCGCCAACTGCTTCGACAATGGCACTGATGCAGCAAACCACTTGTTTGCCAAAACCATGTCATCTTGCAGATACGCGAGAATGCCCTGAACAAAATTGGCCTCGCCGCTATCGTCGCCCTCGCAAGCTACAGCGGCACAATCGATGATTTCGTTGCGGAAAGCATCATCATGCCAGAATCGGGCCGTCTGTGACGAAATTTCAACCAGCCGCTTTGCGGCAGATCCCGACCCGCGAGCAGCGACAAATTCCTTGAAGCCGCCCAAAATCTTGAATTTAATTTCCTCGTCGTGAGGATAAACCGAAAGGAACAAGTCTTTTGCTCGCACCAGCGCGCGAGCCCCCTCAACGCCTCGCTCGGCCACGAAAGAGGTTACGGCTCGTAGGTCTGGACCAATCTCTGCGCCCGTCCGCGATGCACGAGCAAGAGCATCATTTTCGAGCTGGAAACACGCATCCTCCAGTGAGGTACGGCTTCGTTCGTCTTCGACGCCCTTGATCAGCTGATGAACCTCAGTCGCATTCCCCTCTGAATATGCGCCAGCATAGATTCTCTGTAGGATATACGAAGCATCACCCAGTGCATCCGGGTCACCATTGACCAGGTCAATCGCGATTTTCAGCGCTTTGAGCGGCCGTTTCGAAGCCATCAAGCTGAACATTTGCACGCGCTGACTAGCCACCTTCGAAATAGGATCGGTAATGGCGGTCAGCTTCGAGAAAAGACCTTTCACATCTCTGGGCAGCGGATGCGCATCTCGCGGACGCCGCCCGCCAACGGATTGGGCAATCTCAACTGCGAAGTTTGCCTTGGCGGCGGCCTCGGCTTCGCCGCCATCAACGACGCCGGCAGTCAAATGCTCGACTGCGCCGACCGTGTCGCCCAGCACAAAGGCAATTCTGGCCAAGCGCATTTGGGACGGTGCGCGAAGGCCATCTACCGAAAGCCGTTCAATTTCGCGGCTGCATTCGTTGAGCAGACCTACCTGGGGATTTCGCTTGGTATGGGATTCAAGCAGCCGATCCGCATTGATCAGAACTTCATTAAGGTCAACAACAGTCGTTTGAGACATGCCAAGCTCCAAAAACACTGATCACCGACTAGCAGGTTCGTTGGATTAGTCGACTCTCCGTAAGGTCTTTAAGACTGAAGGCATATCTTTCATCAATTGATGGTAGTAGCGATTTTGATCCTGCGAATCGGCTTGGACTGCTCGATTTTCTGGATACCCCGCCCGCAATTCAAAGCGTAGCGACCCGCCTGAGGCGGGCGGGGTTACTTCCGTCCGAGCCATCCCGCCTATGCTACGTTAGCTCATTGCCATCGCCAACGCGCATGTCGCCACCGTGGGCGCGATCCAGTCTAGCCACTGATCGAGCTTGGGCCATACGCGCAGATCGAACCGCCCCCAATGCGGCATGTTTGCCCGCCGACCTTTTCCAAACCACTCGATCCAGCGATACTCTGCTTGCGCAACCTCTCGGCCAATAAAATAGGCTGAACCTAGCGCTGCCCCTGCCCACCAATTTCCAGTCGTAAGCCCAATAAGGGCCTGGGCGGCCAAAGCCATTAAGGCGTGCTGCAGATAGATCATGACCGCCTCAACGCCGTCGGCGCCGGAAGGTTCGGTAAAGGGAACCTCTCCCGTATGCCTCAATGGAGCGCCCTTCTGTCTACGGGTGGCTTTTATCTTCGCACGCCTGTACAATCACGAGGCTCCCGACGCGGTCTTACGTTGGCGTGATATGCGTTGGGGGCGCCTTCTCGTGATGGAAGCTGGCGTTATTTATACAGCGCTGCTATCTAAGACTTGAGCCCGGCGTACCCTCCCGAAAGTCCGCAAATTTTCGGCCGCGTCGGGCTCACCTTTCCCCGATTGAACCGCCCCAAACTCGCCCGGCTTCCAATCGGGCTGCGTTTCCTTACGGCATCTGGCGTAGAGGCGTTGCTTACGATAAGTTAGCCGAGCAAGCGGTGAGACGCTTGCCATCTCCGCCTGGCTCGCCCTGCTATCGGGGCGGGCTTTTTTTGAATTGCGACGCCCCTTGGCGGTGACACGCAGAGGAACGAGGTGACCATGATATCCGTCTCCCTTATACCATGGCAACCGATGGAGCTCCTACCAGCAGACAGGAAGGACGGTCGGCGAATGCTGCTTTGGAACCAACTGGGCGTCTCTGTTGCCGCTTGGGATGAAACAGAGGGCGTCGAGGGCTGGTGTCTTGCTTTCAGCGGTCTTCCCGTCGGTAAATTCCCGGTCGTAGCGCCCACATACTGGTCGGACATCAACCCGCCGGTTTGATCACCACCGATCTATTGAGAGCTTCATCCTCATGTGGCCGCGTTCCACCGTCATCGCGGCGCGCGCCCGGCAGGCCTTTCCGGGATGGGGCTGGCGCCACCCGTCTGTCGCTGGTACCCGACACTTGAGCCCGGCGCGCACCCCTTATTTCCCCCCGAAATATAGCCGCGTCGGGCTCACCTTTCCCTGATCGACAAGGCCCAAGCCCGCACCGCCTCAAGCCGGGCAGTGTTTTCCGCACAGATCAGCGCATCAGCCTGCGGAATCAAAATGTCCCCCGCAGGAATGACGGCACCTCCACCGGATCCGTCGCGGCTTTGGGTAGCTTCGGCGGCGCTGGGCAGATCGGTTCCGCCGACCGCACGCTGAGCGGCTTGGTAGCGCAGGACGGCAGCGCGATACTGGCCAGACAGATCAGCATAGCGCGCATCGGCTTCATCAGCCTTGGCTGCATATTCGGCTTCCTTCTTCATCTTCGCCGACAGAGCGTCAGCAGTTGCCTCCGCCTGGGCGCGTTGATAGTCCTTGCGGTCGCTGGCTCTCCCCAGCCTTTCCGTCTCCAGCTCTGCGACGGCAGACTGGAGGCGGAATGTCTGAACGGTCGCAGCGATGACGAGCAGAGCGAACGCAAGCACGGCGAGTGTCTGCGGCCAGTAGCGGCGCAGGAAGGCGGCGGACATCAGATCAGCACCTTCTTCAGCTTTGCGAGATAGGCCTTCTGCTCGGCCAGTCCGCCGGTCCCTCCCTGGACCAGCCGACACACCGTCGCGACGTCGTCGCGATCGGCGGCCGCGTTGATCTTGCGGGCATCCCAATAGGCGCAGGCGACCAGAAGACCGGTATGAGGCTCGGACACGAGATCCGGCTTCGCGATGACGTCGATGCCTGTCAGCCCCTTTGCCTCGCGGTAATTGTCCTTGAAGGTCAGCTGTGTGGGGCCGCGCCCGCGATGGAGCCAGCCGTCGTTGAAATTGTCGTTGCCATAGCGGCCGCCATAAACCTTGTTTGCCAGAGCCTTCGGCTCGCCAGCGTAGGGCTGCGCCGCGGCGATCGTTGGAAACCGGCTGGGCCAGACCCGGACGATCCGCTTTGCCGAATAGTTCAGATCCTCTTCCATGACGCGAAAGCCGCGCGTCTCGACCGCCCAGCGCGCCAGCGCGTGCGCCAGTCGCAGCGGCGTGACGATGGCATAGCGCGGGAACATCTCGGCCGCCGCCTTGCCCAGATCGCGCGTGAGCACGCTGGCAGCGCCACCAGTGTAGGAGAAGAGGCCGCCATAGCTGAGCGGCCCGAAGTCGCCATCGATCCTGCCGGAATAGTGGCCAGCCGCCTGCAGCCGGAGTTGCACCGGTTTCGTGTCCATAGATGCTCCTGTGGGATAGGCCGCTCAGCGCGGCATGGTGCTTAAAGAGGTGTCAAAAGCGGACTTGGCCCGATCGCGCATCAGCGCCCTGAATGCGCAGCCCCCTCAAAGTGTCGGGAACCGAAACTCACGGGTGGGAATTTATCTATGCAATAACAGGAGAGGCATGATGATCGTTCATCCACGTGAGACCGAGACATCGGCGGCGCTTAAGGGCATTCTCTATGCAATTCCCTTGGCGGGCGCGCTGTGGTTTGCTGCTGGCGCCGTGCTACTGCTCATTTCCTGACAGCGAAGCAGGAGCGGGCCTTTCAACGACAGCCTTTGCGCTTTCCACCTTCTGGACAGCCTGCCGGAGTTGACCGCTGCTCTCGATTACGTCGCGGGCCACATCGCGCAGTGTGACCGCTTCCACCTGTCGCATGAACCGTTCGGTATAGAGCTTTATGACCCGGTCGGCGCAAACGGTGACGAACGCCGTCAGCAGCGCTGCACCTTCAGCTTCGATTCCCGCTTGCCTGACTAGCGAATAGGCGATCAGCGCCACCATCGGCAGGATCAGCAAATCTGCGACGATAAGCCGAGCCTTCACCTTCACTCCCTGCTTGATCAACAGGGCATATTTTGCCGCAAAGCCGAACGTCAGGCCAACCCAAATCCATATATATTTGGCGATCATCGCCTCAAATCCTGGCGCCATCGCCTTTGCTCCCTGTTGCATATTCATGTTCAATCAGCCCCCGGTCTCATCATCGTCGTCATCCGGGGTGTCAGGATCTTCCGGGTCTTCCGGATCTTCAGGGTCGGTGCCGATCGGGATCGGGTCGACATAGAGACCGAGCGACGTGAGCTTGGCGCGCAGCGCGGGAACGTCGGTCGCAGTGATCGGGATGCCGGCGGCAAAAGCCCGCGCCATCGCGCGCCCGGCCGCTTCGGCAGCCAGGCACAGGTTGAGGACGATCCGGATCGAGCCCCAGGCGCTGTGCGTGCAGGATGGATAGCCGAACATCAGGTTGGGAATGTCGCTGTGATACAGGGCTTCGAACGGGATGCCGTAACCCTGATCATAGACCGACACGCCGGTCGTGGCGTGGGGCCGCGTGCCGCTGATGATGAAGCTGTTCGGCCCGGTCCGCTCCCACATGTCCGGATGGGTGTCCATCGAATAGCCACCGATGGCGCATCCGGTTGCCTTGAAGACATTGCGCGGCGCGAGCGGATCGGTGATGCACAGATCCATCTGCGTGAGAACGGCATTGCCGATCGGTCGGCGCGTCTCGCGTGGATAAGGCAGGCGCGGCAGATAGTCGTTGTCGGTGTGCTCGTCCTTGGGATAGCCGCAGGTCGCCATCCGCGCGAGCGTGCCATCTTCCTGCAGGGTCAGTGTGGTCATGCTGTCCTGCATGGTGCCGGCGAACGCCGGATCGAACGCACGGAAATAATTCCACCGCGCTGCGAACAGCTTCCAGTCGGTATGGAACTGGTCGCGCTGGGCATAGGTCAGGCGGGCATAGTCCCAATGCCGGGGGCGCCCGTTGGCATCGGTAAGGATGTAGTCGCCATTGTCCTGGAACTTTCCGCCGCCGATGCCGACATTGTCGATGTCGCCTTCTCGGCTCTGGATGTTGGCGAGGAACGCCACCTGCTCGCGATCATAGCCCTCAAGGATCGACACGCCGTTGACCTTGGCTTTGTCCCAGGCCACGAACATGCCCGGCTGCCGGGTATATTGCATGCGCGGACCAAAGGCCTGGACCCCACCATAGGCGGCGCCGACAGCGAGCCCAGGCGGGTCGCAGACCTGCGGCCGGTTGACGCCGTCGATCTGGGTCGAGATCGCGACGCCATTCTTCTCGATCCCGAACTTGCCATAGCCGGCCAGGCTCTCGCCATATTCGGCCTCGCCCTCCGACCCGATGCTCCAATGCACGCCTTCGGTGCCCGCCCGGCCCAGCAGGTCCATGCAGATCGAGCCATCAAACCAATAGTTGGAGGTGAAGACCGATCCATCCGTCATCGTGACGGACGTGATGCTGCCGCCGCCGTCCCTCACCACGGCGCCCTCGGTTTCGGCGACCTGACGAGCCTGATAGATCTGGATGCCCTCTGCACCCAGCATGCGCATGAAGATCATCTCGGCGACACGCGGCTCGACGACACGGGCGGCCGTCAGGCCATAGGGCCGGCCGCAGAGGCGATACCATTCGAGATAGAGGCTGCGGTTGCGCTTGCCGGGCTTCCCGATATCCGTCGCGCTCGGCCCGGTCATGGTGATGCCATCGAGGTGCCGGGACGGCGAGATCAGCGCGACCTGGACGTCGCCGGTATAGCCAAGGTCGCGCAGCTCACGGCGGAAGCCGATCGCGGCGATGATCGCCCATTCGGTAGAGCCGATGAAGACGGCGCTCTTATTCGGCATCGCCATTGTCCCCGAAGAGCGCAGCCGCTTCCGCTTGGCTCAGCTCGAAGGCGGCGACACGGGCCTGCGTCCACCAGTCGGCGCAGGCCTGTTGCAGCTCGGCGGGCTCGCCGCTGATATCGTCGCCAGGGTTGAGCACGCGGTGATTGGGGATTTCGTGCGTCACGCCCCCGACTTCGACGCTGATCGTTTCCCTGACCTCGATCGGGCCATGGAGATGGGTGATCAGATACATGGAATATCTCCTAGGAGCTGGTCATGGCGCGGATCCGGCCGCGCAAGGTGATGCTGGCAGCGTTGGGCGCCCACATGCTGATCTGGGCGGTCGAGTAGCTGGAGCCCGACTTGTTTCCGACGAGGATGAAATAGTTCTGCGAGCCGACAGGCGTGGCGTAGAAGACGGTCGGCGATGATCCGGGCCAGACCCATGCCGCCGGCACGGTGTTAGGCGGATCCATGGGCTGGGAGGTGGTGCCGCTGAAGAGGAAGGGCACGTTGCCGATCCGCAAGTCGCCGAGCGCAGTGCCCACCGTGTAGCTGATCGTGCCGGAGATCACATAGTCGAGCGTCAGATAGCGCCCGTCCTTCCAATAGGTGCCGCTGGTCGAAAGGCCGCTGGTGTTGAGATCGCCCGGCGTCGCGCAGGTCACGATCGGTGTCCAGGACGTCGGGCCGATGGCGTCTTCAAGTGTCGGAAGGGCCGAGCTGTTGAATCGGATCTGCTTGTTGGCGGTCGCGGTCAGGAGGCCAATGCTCGATAGGATGGCGGGCAGCTGCACACCGATCTTGATATCGTGGCCTGCCCCGATCGTGCTGGTGTCGCCACCGGTCAGGCGCTCGATCACCACATTGCTGATCGTGCTGGCCGTGGCGAAGCGCGCGCCCGCCGGCAGATCGAGCCAGCGGATGAAGATGTTGGCCGTCGTGCTGATAAAGCGCGCGCCACCCTGCGTATTGAGGATGGTCAGTCGCTCGAAATAGACATTCCGGCACCCGCTGCACGACAGCCCATAGACGGAGCTGGAGGCCGGAGCATCGCGGAAGGCGACGATCCAATGGCCTTCGAACCGCAGGTTTTCACAGTCCGACCCCAGGTCGTACATATGGTGCAGTTCATCCTCGAAGATGATGGTCGGTCGCCCGCCGGCAACGGAGCCCGACACGAAGACCATATTCTTGAGTTTGGAGCCGATGCCGGATCGGAAATAATAGGTCGGCCGGTTCAACAGTAGGCGCGAGCAGGACTTGTCGACCGCGCCGCGATTGAAGGCGGCATAATGGTCGAGCGGCCCGCCGCTGGTCGCCGTGGCCTTGGGCGACATGAAATTCTCGATCGAATCCCCGGCATCCTTGAGGACATCGAACAGGTAGCGATAGTCAGTCGGTGCCTTTCGCGACATGAGATCGGTGGGCGTGGGATTGCGCCAGGCCGGCACGCGGGCGCCATTGCCGCTCTCCGCGATGTTGCTGGAGCCCATCAGCTGCTGCCCGGCGCCCTTGGGCGCGCGCAGGCCCACGGCCTCGACCTCCGATACCCTTGCGCTCAGATTGCCGACTGACGGATTGTTGATCAATCCGGCTTCCAGCGTCGCCTGAATGCGATCGAGGCAGGGAATGAACAGGATCGTGCCGTTGGCATTGCGGACCGGGTAGAAGCCCAGATCGCCCGTCTTGCCGCCGGCCGCATCGAAGCTGGCCGGGTCGTTACGGGTGCCGACGATCAGCGCAGTTTGGCCGTTCGAGAAATTCTCATAGGCCGAGAAGAGACTGGCGTTGCGATCGATCAGCGTCGCCAGCTGATCCTCAACCGCCATTGGCCGGCTCCCCGTCTGCAACGGCTGCCAGCCCGCGCAGCCTCTTCAGCTCCAGTGCGGACAGCGCGACGATGCCGGCGCGCATCTTGACCCACGAAGCGACCCGCTTGCGCGTGGCTTCGTCCAGATCCGCGACGGCGTTCGTCAGGTCGGTCATCATGTCGTCGAGCTCGGGGCTCGCCATCAGGGCGACAAAGCTCTCGGCCTTGCCGACGGTGGCCGCCGCGATCTGGCGCTGAAGCGCGTCAAACTGCGCGCGCAATTCTTCGACGCCGGGCGCGCCGGCGGTTTCTTCGGCCATAGCCATACTCCTGCAGGTTTTAAGGTTGTTCGACCGCGATGATGCTGGTGCGCTGGATTTCGTCAGGGAAGGTCAGCGAGCCACCGCCGATCGAGGGTAAGGCGAACGCGGACCAGCGCAGGCGCAGATAGATGTTGTTGAGCGGCCCAGGCGTCCAAGTGAAGGTCGACGCCATCCGCATCGCCCATTTGATCCGGTCGCGCACGGACGGGTCGCCATCAACCTCGACTTCTCGCTGATACTGTGACGCGCCGACGGTCGCGAGATAGTTCCAGTCGGTGCCGTTCCAGCCCCACTCCAGCACCAGCGTGCCCGATCCGGTGCCCGAGATCCCGCCGGTGCCGGCATTGGCTGTCTGTTCACGAGAATACATGGCGGACATATTCACATCGACGGGGCCGCCGTTGCTGGAGAATGGACCGATCGCCACGAAGGCAGTTTCCGACACGAGCGTCGACATAGCCTCATTCTTCAGTGTGCCGCTCGACAGGCCGCCGGCATAATAGGCTTCACCATTGGTCTTCACATATTCGGTGGCATTGGCTTCCGTGCATTCCGAAAGGCTGGCGACTGCCGGCCCCGTCCATCGGGTGAATTGGTTAGCGGACCCAAAGGAGATGCCCCAGACCGTCAGCACCGAACCCGCATATACGCGCCAGGTGCCCTCGCTATATTCGGTGCGGTCGCCGCCCGTGGTCGAGAACATGCGGAACTTGCCCGACAGCACCGTGAAATCGGACTGCTCGCCGTCGTCGTTGAGCATGACACCCGACACCGCAGGCGCGCCACCGGGGCCTTCGCGCACGATCCGCACGCCCCAGCGCGCGCTGAGCCCATCGACCGATTCCAGCAGCTGCGTGACGCTGGCCGTATTCTCGCCAACCGTCGTGCTGACATCCTCAATGTCGCGGGCCAGTGCCTCGGTTTCGCTGGCGCGCGTCTCGGTTTCCTGCTGGACCGCTGCTGTCACCACGCCGATCATCTCGTCGACGTCGGTCCGGAAGGCGGAGATTGCCAGCTCGCGCGCCAGCGTCTCGGCCGCATCATCATCGGCCCTGGTCTGAGCCTCGTCGGAGATAAGAGCCTGTGCGTCGGTGAGCACGCCTTCGATATCCAGCCGGATCTGCGACAGCGCGATCTCGCGCTGATCGGTCTCCGCCGAGATCTCGTCGGCACGCGTCCGCGCCTCATCACCGATAGCGGCCATCGTGTCGGTCGCCAGGTCATCAAGATCCGTGCGGACCTGCGAGAGCGCCAGTTCCCGCTGATCCGTCTCGGCGGCAATATCATCGGCGCGGGTCTGCGCTTCATCCTCGATCGCGGCAGTGACATCCGCGATCGCGCCATCCATATCGAGCCGGATTTGCGAGATGGCCAGTTCGCGCTGATCGGTCTCCGCTGACACTGCGTCGGCGCGCGTATGCGCCTCTTCATCAATCGCGGCCTGCACATCGATGACCACATCGTCGATTGCGGTGTGGACCAGCGAGATCGCCAGTTCCCGCTGATGAGTCTCGGCCTCGTCTGCCGATGCCCGGACCTCGCTTTCGTCGCTGATCGCCGCCATGGCGGCCGACAAACCATCAGTCGCCGCCGCTTCGATCTCGTTGACCCGCGTGACGATCGCCGTCTGGCCTTCGACCCTCTCGTCGATCTCCTGGCGAACGCGGGTCGTGACCGCGACGCCGTCGAAATGGGTCAGATTCTCCCAACGGGCCTTGCGCTCTTCGCCCAGCAGCTGAACATCGAACAGCGCGAGGCTGAGACTACGCGCCCGGCCGACAAGCGCCTGCGCGCCGGCAACGATCTCCGCCGGGTCGGTGACCGAACCCAGCGCCAGCAGGGCGTCGATGACATCCTTCGCGGTACCGGCCCCCACGGGCGTGCCCTCGGGCGCGCCCACGGTCGCGCCGTCTTCCGGCTTGGGATGGGCCGGGTCATCATCCTTGACGTCGGTCCAGCCGATATCGGGCTCGGGGATCAGCGGCGCGATCTTCGCTGCCGCGCTCAGCCCCTCGACCGACAGCGACAGAGTGCTGACATGCTCCCCGACCTCGATCGAGAAGTCCTTGAAGAAGCCGTAGATCGTCACGCTTTCCAGCGCTTCATTGCCGATCCACAGGGCGGGCGTCGCGCGGACATTGGCAATGCGGCCAGCTACGACATCAATCGCGGCCGTGTCGATCAGGCTGCGCGCCGTCATGCGCTTGGCCCAGGCGCGCTCCACCAGCGTCACCTCGCCGAAATCGTCTGTTTCCTTGCGGCTATAGTCGATGATGGCGGCCGTTGGCGCGGCCTCGGTATTGCCGAGCCCCAGCAGCGTGCCGACGATCAGCGTGCCAACCGACACCGGCCCATCGCCATGCAGGATCACCGTCACCTCGCCCGCGAACGCCGGCATATCGAGGAATGCCACCATGCCCGGCATCGCTGCCGGCGCCACAGTTCGGTCATAGCCGCCGGCAATGACGCGCACGGTATCCGCCGTGACATCGAGCAGGGCGACGCCATTGATGGTCCCCGCCGGCTCCACCGACACGGCGATCATGTCCTCGGCTTCGGTCAGCGATCCCAGCGCCTGGTCGAACATCGCCCAGCGGTTGGTCGGGCCGATGTCGATCCAGAGCCCGGACAGGCCTTGCGGGTCATTGCCCTGATTATCATCGGCGGCGCTCTCGTAGATCCGGTGCGCCCGGATCACGCGGCCACCCAGCGCATAGGCAGGGCCGGCCGCCCAGGCCTGATAATCGTCTTCCGGCACGGACGAGGTAACGAACGCCGCATCGTCGATCGTGACCGGCTGCAGCAGCTGGAAGGTCGAGGGCTGGCCATCGGGGGCCGGATCGATGCCCGGATCGGCATAGCCGCCTTCCTCCGCCAGCCCCTCGATCGTCAGCGTGCAATAACTGACGGGAGGAATGGCAAGGTCGATCGACATTTCCTTGTAGAAGCCCATCACCGACAGGCTGTCGAACCGATCGTCCGCCACCCAAAGCGCGGGCGTCGCTCGCAGGGCGGCCAGCTGGCGCTGCAGCGCGTCGACATTCACCGTGGGCACCAGCACGCGGACCGAGATGGTGCGCGAGAAATTGCGCTTCACGACAGTGGTGACGCCGAAGTCGTCAGTCACCCGGCGACTATAGTCGGTGAGGCCGATCGTCGGGGCGGTCTCGGTCGTGCCGATCTCGATCGCGCCGGCGGCGGTGATGACCTTCATGCGGCTCTGGTCCCTGCGACGGTGATGGCGTCGCCACCGCTATCCGCGGTGACATTGTCCAGCGTCTTCTTGATCGCGCCGGTGTTGCTGGCCGTGGCGGCATGGCCGCTGTTATTCTCGCTGCGCATCTGGGCGACCTCGGCGCGCAGTGCCTTGAGCTCGGTCACCACGCTGTCGCTATCGCTGGTGCTGGCCGAAGCCTGCGCGGCGGTCGCGGCCGCCTCCAGGATGGTGCCGGTCGGCGCGCCGGAGCCGGTGGCAACGCCGGTCGTGCTGGTCCCGCCAGCCAGCGCCAGCACCGACGCATAGACGCTTTCCAGCGACGCGGCGGTCTGGGCCTTCACCCGGTCCAGTTCCTGCCGGCTCGTTGCTGCCAGCTCCGCCGCCTGGATCAGCGCCTGCGAAAGGCTGGGCAGCGTGCCGGCGGCATCCTGGTCGCCGCCCTTGGCGGCGGCGACGGCGGCATTGAACTGGCCCTGCAACTGGGCGAAGCTGCCCGTGCCGGTGCCATCGGTGATGCCGCGGATCCGATTGACCTCATCCATGATGCTGTCGCCGACCGACGACCAGGCGTCCTTCAGCTTCTGCGCCGCGTCGGCGGCTTCCTGCGCGTCCTGCAACGCCCAGATCTGCTGCTGCAGCGCCCGGTTGCTCTCGTCGAGATTGGCCAGCTCCATTTCGCGGATCGCGGCGGTGTTGCCCTGAAGCTCAAGCAGCTGCTTTTCCAGATCCTGCCGCTCCGACAGAATATCGGCCGCGCTCTTGGCACCGTTGAGGGCCGATTGGAGGTCGGCAAAAGCCGGGGCCAGCTGGAGCAGGGTGGCATAGGTGGCCTGGCCGGCGGTGGTGGTCAGATCCTGCGCGTCGACGAGCTGGCGGAACGCGGCCAGCGTGCTCGGCATGGCAAGGCCCAGGCTGTCGAACACGGTCGCGAACTGCGCGGTGCGGGCGGCGGCCTGTTCCTCCTTCGTGTAATAGGTCTCGAAGTAGGAATCGACGGCGCTGCTGAAATCGCTGACGCTGTCGAACTGGTCCGCCAGCGCCATCTTGAGATCGATGCTCATGCCGCTGGCCGACGATCCAAGCATGGACAGCGAAGAGGTGACGCTCTCCACGGTGGACGCGACGCGCACCAGCGTGTCGAACAGGCCTTCGCCCACCGCCTGGAACTTCTCGATGCCGGGGAATGCCGCCTGAGCCATCTTGTCGGCCGCCGCGCCGAACACGGCGGTCAGCTTTTCCTCGATCTCGTCGCCGGTCAGGCCCTGCAGGTCGATCTTGCCGATGTTGACGACGAAGCCGTTGAGCTTCTGCTGGATCTCGCTGGTCGCAACGCCCAGCGGGCCGGCGGCGGCCAGGATCGCATCGTTGAATTCGCGCAGGATCAGCGTGAACTGGTTTTCAAGGCCGCTGTCGGCATCGCTATATTGCGTCGAATATTTGGTCGACGTGGTCAGGCCGAACAGCTTCTTCTTTTTCTGGATGTCGCTGTAATAGGAGGCGTCGAACCCGCCCGACAGGATATCCTCCAGGCTCTGCGCGCCGCCATAGAGGCCGCTGCCGACCACCTTCGTCTTCGATCCGAACAGCGACCCGATGATGCTGCCGATCCCGCCGATGATACCGCCGACCACCGGGATCTTCGAGAACAGGCCGCCGCCGGTGATGATGCCTTCCAGCACCTTGCCGGTCGTGTCCTGCGAGAAGCCGGTATTCACGCCGGCGGACGCATTGACGTTGTCGGTGCGCAACACCAGCGCGGCGAAGCCGGAGATATTGCTTTCGATCGCGCTCAGCGAGGCGGCCATCTGGCGCGAATAGGTCAACATCACGGTGTCGACCTCCTTCAGGCTGTCGATCGCGCGCTTGATGCTCTCCGACTTCGCCGACGCATCGCCCAGCACCGTCCCGGTGCCGTCGTTCGACTTGGGCAGGCTGTTGCTGCCGCCGCCGAAAGATCCGGCAACCGCCACACCGATCCCGGCAAGCGCGGCGATCGTCGCGGCGCCGGCCGCCAGGTTGAGCGGGAAGGGCAGCGACGAGATGGCCGACACGACGGCCTCGACCGCCTTGGTGGCAGTGCGCGCGCCGCTCTTGGCGATCGACGATGCCGTTTCGACCGCGTCCTGCGCGATGGCGCGCACAGACAGGGCAAATTCGACAGCGCGGAAGGCCTTTTCGGCGGTTTCCAGCGCCTTGTAACCGTCCGAGCCCTCTTTGAAGAAGCCCTTGGCTGCGCTGGTCATGTCGCCATACAGGCCGATCTGGCTGGTCGCGGTCGCCATTGCGTATTTGGCATTCTCACGCTCGATCGCTGCTTGATCGGCAGCAAACTTGACCAACTGCGCTTGATGCTGGGTCTCCAAACGGCTGCGGTCAGCCAAGAAGTTCGCGTAAATCGATGCGACGTCGCCGAGCGCGCGGCCCGCATCGCCAAATGCATCAGCGAGCCCGTTCGCGGCGTTGCTGACGTTCGTCGCGATCAGGTCCAGCAGGTCCGCCTGGTAGCGCAGGCTATCGTTGAAAGCGTCGGCGCGCAGTTGCCGCTGCGTCTCAAGGTCAGAGATCCGCACCTGCTGATCGATATATTTCTGCTGTTCGGCGGCATCACTGGTCAGCTTGCGCGCTTCCTGCGCTGCCTTCATCGTCGCCAGTTCGTGCTGCCGCGCGATGTCCGTCGCCCCGATGAGCTCCAGTTCCTTTTCCAGCAAAGCGATCTGATCGGCACCGGCCGCCATGGTCGACAGATACTGCGCTTCCCGCTTCGCCTTGTTGTCGCGCTCCTGGGCGGCGGTCATGGCGTTGATCTGTCCTGTCGCGGCCGCATAGCCGATCGCGTCGCCGCGCAGACGCGCCGCCTCCTGCGCTGCGATGATCGGCAACAGTGCCACACGATCCTGTAGCAGCTGGTTCGCGCGGTCGGCCGGCACCAGGCCGGCCGCTACCTGCGCGTTCACCTGCTCCTGGATCGCGGTCTGATCGCTCAGCGCCGAGATCGACTTTGCCGCATCGGACACGCGTTGCGCGACGGCCAGCCGCACCTGGCGGTCGACCGCAGCCTCGATGTCGCCGCGCTGCTTGATCGCCTGGCTCTCTGCCTTGACCCGCGCCTCCGCGATCAACGCCGCGGCGCCCGACACCTGATAGGCGTCGGCCAGCCCGTAAAGATTTTTGATCTGCGCCTCAGTCGCGGCCGCCTCACGCGCCAACTGCTCCGCATGCCGATCGGTCTTCTCTTTGGGCAGGGCGTTATAGCCGATCTTCTCGGCCAACCGTTCGCGCGCATTTTCGACGGCCGCCTTTTTCACCCGCGCGCCCAGATCGGTCAGATACTTGTCTGCCGCGTCATAGGCTGCGCCGTAGGTCTTCTTTAGCAGGTCTGGGTCGCCCTGGCCGATCAGCATTTTGCCCAGACCGACGACGCCTCCCTTTTCGATCTCACCAAGATAGGCCTTGGTGCCCGCGACACCGGCGTAGATCCCTGCGAGAGACATCTTAGCGTAGCTGGTAAGCTGATCGAGCAGGGACTTGATGTCCTTCGACATGCCGTGGATGTCGCCGACAAACGATGAGGCGATATCTTTGCCGATCGTGCTGAACAACGCCGACATGGTGTCACCCCACGTCACGCTCTCATCCTTCAGCTTCCACAGCTCCTGCTTGGTGGCATCGGCGCCTTTGGTGATGTCGCCCAGATCGCTGGTCAGCTGGTTGTTTGTCACGCCCTGGTTCACCCAGCGAACGAACAGGGCCATGCCGGCCGCCGCCGCGCTCAGCGCCAGACCGATGGGCGCGAAGCGCAGAGCAAGGGCGCCGATCTCTGCAGCAAAGCCGCGCACGCCGCCCTCGGCCATCTGCGCCACCTGGGCAATCTGACCACCCTGCTGGATAAAGACCTGCATGGGCTTCTGCCCGGTCAGAAGGCCACCGACGATATCCGGCATCTGCAGCGCCACCTGCTTCAGGGCAAAGCCATTGCGCTTCGAGACCGTCTCGATGCCCCGGCTGGACATTTCCAGCCGTTCGATTTCAGCGCTCGACGCGCGAATCCGGGCCGCTAGTTCAGTGAGGCCGCGGCTATCGGCTTCCGTCGCGCGCAATTCTGCGCGCATCGCGCGGATCTCGGCCCCGGTTTTTCCGAACGTCTCGATCTGCCGATTGAGCTGGCGCACCATCGCCTCGCCCGACTTTTCGGTGCGCGCCATCTGGCGGCTGGCAGTCTGAAGCTCGCGCGAGACGTTATTGCCGAAAGAGGTGATTTGGGCGTTGGCACCGCTCAGATTGACCATGCCGCCGGTCGCGCGCTCGATGTTGGCCGCTTCGGCCATGACCTTCGCTTCGGTCGAGTTCATGAGCTGCTGCAGGCGCATCAACTCATCGAACGACCCGCCGGTCTCGATTGCGAAGCCAACCTCAAGGGTCGGCGTGCCGTCGTCCATGGACAACCTCCACGACAAATAGGGCGGACCTCACCGGCCGCCCTCGGATCAATATTGGGGGATCGCCTCGCTAGGAGGCTAGGAACTGCTGGAGATCAGCAGATCAGAATTTGGCGGCAGGAAAGCCGCTGAAAGGCGCGGGCTCGCAGTGACCATCGCGGCTGAACAGTTTGCCCCGAAGTCGGGAATTGTATCGCCACGCGCCGGACTGGCGATTAACGACCGATTGCTCTTCTAAATCGCCGCTATAGGCAGGCTTCTGGTCAATCAGAAACAGCTCGCCAGCCGTGCTATCGCCCATCCGCCAGATGCTCTCACAACTGTCGGAGCAAACTTCCTTCTTTTGGAGATCGACGCGATATCGCACCGTGGCCTTTTCGCTGGTGCAGACCAAGTCAAACTGATCGGCCGCCTGAGCGGGAACGCTGGCCATAGCCAGGATCAGGATGATGGCGCGCATGTCGAATCCCTTCAGATTTCGACGGACGCTATCTCAGCCCAGCACTGCCCGCAACCGGGCCAGCTCGACTTCCTTTTCCCGCTCGCTGACTTCTGCGCGCCAAGGAGGTGGGCAATTCTCACTCTCGGCGGCTCGGCCTTCGGCGACATACTTGACCGACAGCGACCGGATAAGCCTGGCCTCCCATGGCGGCAGATCGATGCCGCTGCGGTTGCACCATGCATCGATAGCCTGCCAGCTGATCGGCCCAGAGCCCATGCCGGCCGGTTCGGTCAATCCGATCTCCAGCAGCCGATTGATGATGTGCGGCGCTGGATTGGGCGGCATCTGCGGGACGATCTTGTCCTGCTTCAGCTTCTCCATCCGACTGATCGGCGGCGGCTGATCCTTAGCCGCCGCGCGTTTGGTCCCCGGCGGCGGCTTGGGCGTGGCATGAAGCCATGCCAGCTGCCGCACGTAGAGCGTCAGTTCCCGGTTGACCCGGGCTTGAAGTTTCCCCAGTCCTTAACCGCCTTGAGGATCTGCTGCGGGATGAAGCCCAGCTTGGGATCGGCATAAAGTGCCTGGAACAGTTCCTTGCCCTGCTGCGCGCCGGCGGGCGGATAGGCGAGGTTTTCGAAGGCGACGGTGATGTCGGCCAGATCCTCAGCCTGCTCGACCAGCCGCTGCTCCGGGGAGGCGACGCTGGGCTTGCCGTCATTGTCCTGCATCCGCTTCAGCGAACGATTGGTCTGGCGCGCTTCGACTGCGGCATAGGGCTTCGACCCCGGGCCATAGATCACGATGCGGACGGGCTGCGTCTTGTCGGCATCGGCATACAGATGCTCTCCATCGACGCCCTTGACGTGAATGGCGGTGGTGTCGGCCGCAGCCTGCTTGGTGATGTCGTACAACTTCATGTTCCTTTCGCGGGAAGGTGCATCAACCCGCCCCGCGACCCGCGATCTGCGGGGCGGGTTGATGCGAGTGGACCGGCTGAAATGCCGGAAACTGTTAGGTGGCGGACTTGATGACCTTCTTGCTGAACTCGATCGTCGGGTTCGCCATGATCACGCTGTCGGCATTGCCGACATTCTCGGGGAAGCCGAAAACGCGGCCTTGGGAATATCGCTTTTCACCGGTCGGATAGGTGATCTTGAACGAGTAGAGCGCATTGTTGTCCGGCTCTGCGGCGGTGCGCAGCAGGGTCTGGCCGGCGTCGTTATTGTCGAGGGCCATGGAGGGCTGAAGCGAGCCATAGTCGGTCGAGCCCTTGTGCTTTTCCTTCGCCCCGTCGAGCGGCTGAAATTCGACCTTGTTGGTCGAAGCACCGAACGCTCCGATCTGTTCGACGCCCCCAATGGCGGTGTAGGTCAGAGCGGCATAGCCGGCCGCATCTTCGGTTGCAGGCGCAGCGGCCGAGATCGCGATCTTCGTGCCCGCAGCAGTGGTGGATGCCATGGTGTTACTCCTGTCTGGCAAGCCGGGTCATCCCGGCGGGGAACCGTCCGCGCGGGCGGACGAATTGGGTCAGGCCTTCTTGGTGTCGTCGGCCGTCTTGGTCGCAGCGGCGGCTTCGATCAGGCCGGCGGCCTCGTAATTCGCGAATTCGCCGGCAGTCAGGTCGACAGTTTCACCGGCGCTAAAGCTGCGCTCGGTGCCGGCATCCTTGAAATCGCGAACGATCTTGGCCCTTTTCGTGGTGGACATGATTATCTCCTGCTCAATCCTCCGCGTCCCAACTGACGCGGAAATCCTGTGTCTGTTCGAAGCTGTTGCCTGGGCCGTTGAGGCTTGGCCCGAGGCCGGCGGTCAGGATCGACACGCGAAGCGCGCCAGCAATGTCACCGGTCAGGCCGGCGCAGCGCCGGCGGACCCAGCCAATCGCCGCTTTGCGATCCTTGACGGACGCCGCGCGGACGGTGACCGAAATGCGATCGGTACGACGAACAAGCGGGCCGCGCTGTAGCGGCTGGCGGTCGACGCTGCTAACCGTGCGGACCAGCAGCGCCGGCAGGCTGATGCCATCGGGAAGCCGATCCTCTTTGATGCGATCGGCGGGGACGGGGTCGGCGCCGGTCAGGTCGGCCAGCAAGACAGCGCCGACGATATCCGCACCGGTCATTGCTCGTCCCCTTCATCGGTGCCGACGATCCCGCCCTTCCGGACCCTGGTCGAGATATATTGCTGCGCCGCCTTGATCGCGTCGGCTTCCTTGATGTCGAGAGCCGGTCGCAGAAACGGGTGCGCCTGGGCGCCAGGATGCCAAACGGTCTCGCCGACGAAACTGCCGCCGATCACCAGAGAGCCTTCTTTCGATCGCTGATTGATCTTTCCGACGCTCATGCCCTCGCGCTGGCTGTCGTCGACGCTGATGAAGTGCGGATAAGTGCCATATTCGAGCCAGAGCGGTAAATTGTACCGGCCCATATCAACGCGAACCTTCGCGATGATGCGGTCGCCTTGCGTGACGGTCCTCACCTTGATAGCCGCGCGCACCTTGTCGGAGGTGACACGGTCCCGGGCTTCTTCAGCAACAACATTCGCCGCGGCCCTTCCGGCGCCGCGCAGAACTCGGTCAACAAGTTGCGCGGGGAGACGGTCGAAGACCGCGTTGACCTCGCTCTTGCCCTTGCTGGTCGGCATCAGGCCGGATTGCCGGCCGGTCGATATTCTTCGACCACGAATTCCAGGCCCTCGCGCCGACCGACTTCCGCAGGACCAGCGACGATCTGCATGATGCGATCGCCCATGACGAAGCGCATGTCGGGCGTCACCCCATCGATGTACCACATTCTCACCCGCGAAGGCCGCGCAGCTAGATTGATACCTTCGCCCAACCTCTCCGAGCGGCTCGGCAAGGCGTCCTGGACCTGTGCGAACACCTCAACGAATAGCTCCCACTCACCCGAACCCGCTCCATCGAAACTATTGTCGGGGATTGGCCGCTCAATGCGGATCCTGCGATCAAAATTGCTGGCTTTCATGCCATGCTCGGATCGCGGAAGTCATGAAGGACGGTCATGACGGCTCCGGTCATGGGTGCATCCTTGTCGCCCTCGAACAGAGCCTTCACCGCAAGGATCTCTGCGACCTTCAATGCCGCGCGGTCGATTTCGCTCATTTCGGCGATGGCTTCGTCAGTTGCCTTGATGTGCCGAACGATGCGCGCGTGCGCGGTCGTGATCCAGGTGTTGATCTCGGCATCGAAATCGCCGGACAGCATACGCAGCTGGATCTTCATTTCAGCAAGATCGACAAGCGCAGCCATCAGGCCTTGTCCTTCCCGTCGCGGCCGCGCTTCACAGCAAGCCGCCAGCCGCTGTCAGCACTGTCCGGCTTCGATCCGGTTGCGCGCTGCGCGATCCAGAAGCTACCGCCCCAAGTGACGCCGTCGCCTTCCTCGTAAGACTTGCCGTCGGCGAACACGCCGCGGTCGATCACGACAGGGAAGGGGATCTGGAACGCATATTCGGTGTTACCCTTGGTGAAGGACATGCGCAGGGTGCGGCCGTCTTCCATCAGGGTCATGTCGAGATCGTCGACGCCGAAGGGTATGCCATCCTTTCCGTCGCCGCCATCACGGCCGTCCTTACCGACGACCTGACCAAGATGCTTCATCCGCCCATCGGTGAAGGACGCGATGAGATTGCCATCCCGATCGATGACGAGATCGGCAATACCGGCACCATCCTTGCCGTCTGCACCATCGCGGCCGTCTTTGCCGTCCTGGCCGTCGACGCCATCCTTGCCGTCGGCACCATCGCGGCCGTCCTGGCCGTCGGCTCCGGCATCGCCATCGGCACCGCGCTCGCCATCCTCACCCTTCTCGCCGCGCTCAGGAGCGGGCAGGGCTGCAATGGCTTCCGGCACCTGTTTCGACACTTCGGCCTGCACCAGCTCAGAAACAATCCCGCGGAGCGTGACTAGGTCGACGTCCTTACCGTCGCGACCATCCTGGCCGTCCTTACCGTCAGTGCCGTCGCGGCCGTCATGGCCGTCAGCACCGGCCGGGCCAACCTCCACCGATCGGGCTTCAAGGGCCTCCACCCGTTCGCGCAGCGCCTTGTTCTCAGCGACAAGCGGCGCGAGCTCGGAGACAAGGTGCTCTCGCACGATGGCGGCGGTCGCGGCGGCCAGCGCCTTCGTATCAAGCATTCAAGGCCTCCCGCAGGTCTTTTTCGAATAATGCGATTGCCGCGCGCTCGGATTCAGGATCCGGTTCAGCCGGGGGAACAGGCTCGATCGGCTGCGCATCGCGGCGCGCCAGCCACTCCAGGCTATGATCCTGCTCCTGCAGATAGACGGTGTCGCCGCCCTCGACAGGCTTGCGATCCAGCTTGGCGCGCTGTTCATTGACGGTCAGCTTGCCCTTGCTCTTTTCGAGCACGTCCATCTGCGTCGCCGCGTCCATGCGCAGCAGGTTTTCGGTGTCGAATTCGGTGCCAAGACCTTCGCCCGTGGCCAGGCCCTCGTCCAGACAAAGCTCAATGGCCTCGATCAGCACCTGCAGGCACTGACCGAAATATTCGACATTGAGGGCCTGGACATTGTTGTAGGTTGGCTGCGCGCCGATCCCGACCTTGTACGGCGGAACGTGATAGGTCGAGCAGACCACCTCGGCTGACCATTTCAGCTGCTCGACCAACTGGGCGTCGGTGGCCTTCATGGCCATCGCTTCGAATTTCAGCCCATCGCCAAGGACAGCAACCTTGCCGGAATTCTCGCCGGAATATTCCTTATCCCAATGCGCTTTGAGCCGCTGGGCGGTGGTGTCGCTGATATTGCCGGGCGCCGTCAGGATGCCACCGGGCCGCGCGCCGTTCTGAAACAAGCGAGTGCTGGCTGTCTGGACAGCAAGCCCTTGGGTCGCGGCAAGGCCGTTGGCGAAGATTGGGGACAGACCAACGAGCGGGTGGAAAAGGCAATTGAAGCGGTCATGGATGACTTCGCGCGCAGGCACGATCACGTTTTCGGTGATGCCAGCCAGATCATCGAGCTGGAGGTCGTAGAAAACGCTGCCGTCGGGCGCGACAAGCGGGGTTACGCGATCGGGGTTGAGGACATAGAGCGCGGTCACGACGTTGCGGCTGTCGCGCTGCTTCAGCACATAGGTATTGCCGCGCTGCAGCTTTGACAGGACCCAAGTCTCATAGAACTGGATGCGATTCTGAAAATGGTTGGGCTTGCGCAGGACCGGGCTGTAGGCCGAGTTCTTCGTCTCCGACCAGATACCATCATTGTCTTGGGCGACCAGCTTCACGCGCAGCTTGGCCACGTCGCTGGCGATCAGCGTCTGGCAGGCGAACACAGCATGGTTGGCGACGACCGCTGCCTGGTTGACTTTGATGTCTCGCTGGAAGGCGCCAATAAACGCCTCCGACACGATCGGCCACCAGCCGCCGCGGTTGTCGACAGGCGACAACGACGTCGCCGCCTTGGCGCGCGTGATGGTGAGACCGAAAATGTTCATCAGTCGGCCGCGCGCGCTTCCGAGATCTTGGCGGCGAGCATCTGCGCATCCCAGCCATGATAGGGGCGCTTGCCGACGACTTTGGCATATTCGGCGCGCAACGTTTCGAGAGCGTCGGGCAGCGCGTCAGGGCTCTCGTTCAGCGTGCCGTAGGCACTGGCAAGCTTGGCCCGGCCGGTAGCAACCAGCGCTCGATGATCGGCCATGGTCCGGGCAACAAAATAGTCCCCAGCCTTGAGGCGACGAGTGGCATAGGTGAACGGCCGCGAGGCGATCAGCTGCATGGCTCTACTCCAGCAAGAGGGAGGGCGGGATCAATGACCCCGCCCAGCCGGTCATTAGGGGGTGACGACGGGGGTGCCGTAATCGGCGTCACCGATGTAGGCGACGGCGCTGGCGCGGCGCTTGGCGAAGTTGAGCGGGCGCACAACCTTGATCGCCACAGATTCCGTCTGGAACATCGACACCACGTTGGCATTCGGCGTCGGCGTGTCGCTGGCACCGTCGGGTGCGCTATCCATCTGGATCGCGGCCTCCGTCGACAGCGAGACTTCCACTCCACGATCGCCGATCTTGTAGATGTCCGACGGCTTCAGCAGGATGAGATCGCCCGCGCCGATATTGTCGCCTGCAGTCAGCTTGTCGCCCAACAGCGCGCCGCCATTCGCCGACAGGCCCGGGAAGGCGAAGTTGCCCATGACGTTCTGCATCAGGCCCAAAGCCTTCGCCAGCGACTGGGTGGTTGCGAACTGCAGGCCGGCGGCATTCTTGGCGGCAATGAAGGACGCATAGAGCGCCTTTACGTCCGCGATCACGCCTTCGACGTCGGGGCCCGCGCTGTCGATCGCGGTCACGCCGTTCAGAATGCCAGCCGGAGCGACGTTGGCGACCGCCGCAGATGCGCTGAAGAACGTCTGGTCAACGCGCTGAGCCGACGCACTGACAAGCGCGTCACGGACCAGCATTTCGGCGGACGGCGACGAATCCCGCAGCAGTTCCTTCGACACGACGGCCAGGGCGGCCACCTTCAACGGGGTCAGGTTGACATCGAAGAAGTCGGCCTTGGTGACCGGGATCGACTTCGACTGACCGACCCAGTAGGCGGTCGCCGCACCGTCCGACCCGGCGATGTTGATGTTCGCCGGCACTTCGCGGAGCGGAAGCTGGTCGAACACGGTCTGGCCGTACAGGAAATCGATGAAGTCGCCGGTATAACGGTCGATATGGACCAGCTCGGCGCCCCATTCCCCCGCCTCGGTGCCGCCGCCGGCGACGGCCGCGCGGACTACCTGCACCAGGTTCGGGTCGCTCTTGCCCCAGCGCTGCTGCGCGATGCCGACCGCCGACACGCCATCCAGGCGGGCGAGGGTCTTGGCGATGACGAGGCGGGTATAGTTCTGGCCCTCGAACTTCTCGCCCTTGTCGATCGTGCCGATGATGGTCGGAGCGCCCGGGGCACGCGACTGGTTGCCCTCTTCCTGCGACTTGCCCTTGATCGGGGCAGCCTTTTCGGCCTGCGACTTTTCCATGGCGCGCAGGCGCACCAGGTGCTTGTCGATGGCGTCGATATCGGCCTGGTTGCCGTCGAACTGCTCTTCCTGTTCGGCGTCGAGCGTTGAGCCGGCGTCGGCCGCCTTGCTCATGATGTTCTCGTTGGCGGTGACCAGGGTCGCCCGCTTCGCCTCAAATGCGGCGATCTGCTCGGCAATGGTGGCCATTGCGCGTTCCTTTCTGTGGGTAAGACCCCGGGACGGGGTCAGGGCCGCAAGATGCGGTTGATGACGAAGGGTTTCGCCCGGACGCGGGCGGGGTCATCCAGCTTCACGACGCGCGTTTTGCCGGACGGGGCACGCGCTTCGGGAGGCAGAATTTCGAGGTCGGGGATGCCCTGGGCCTCCCGGAAGATGCGGTCGAACTGCTTGACCGCCGTGATGGCGGCATCGGGGTTCGCGGGGATCGTGACACCGGACAGCTCCAGCCAGTCCCATTCTTCGAAGTCGATGCCGCCGTTCTCAATGAACGAATATTTGAGCGGTCGAAAACCGATCGATGTAGCGCGGACTAGCTTCAGCTTCAGGCTGAGCCAGGCTTCATCCAGCCGATCCTTGAGCTTGCCGGGCTCATCGGTCTTCTGGATCTGGGCCTTGAACTTGATGCCGCTGGGCTTCGGATCGGCATCGATGACATGGCCGATCGGCTCATCATGGCGGTGCTGCCACAGGAATGGCAGGGGCAGGCTGAACTTGGCGCCCATTGGACGGACAATGTCCTGCGAGCGGTCGGGCGTCGGCGTGGTTGCCACGCCCTCGATGATCCGGCGATCGTCGTCCGCCGACTTGATCTCGATGAACGAATAGGCACGAGCCAGATTGCTCATGGCAATCTCCTATGTGGAAGGTGTGCCGATCACAGGATCAGCATCTGATACGACTTTTCGCCCTGGGCCTCCGGGTTTCGGCTCATGAGCATCACGGCGTTGAATGCAGCGATCAGCGGGTCGATCTTGGCCTTGCCGGCGACCTGCTTCGTTATGAGGACGGCATTGCCGCGCTGCTCTGCCTTCGCATTGCCCGCGCACCAATCCATGAGCTTCTGTCCGGCGTGGATGAGTGTGCCATCCTTCAGCTTTCGCTCAGCCCCCCAGATTGCCCCCGACAAACGGAAGCCCTGAGGAACGGCCAACATCTGCTCAAGCGTAAATCCGCGACCGGCCAACTCGTCTACAAGGGTGGTGACACCCTGAGGATCCAGTCCGATCGCTGCCTGTTCGGGGAACAACCCCGCATCCTTAACAGCCTCTAGCAGGTCAGCGATCTCGATCAGATCCTGCGTGGGGTTATCGCAGCGACGGAGCGTGCCTTCGGCGATGAAATCATTGAGGCGGCTGGCGATATCCTTCCGCCGTTCGAACACATCAGCTTGGGCCCATGCCCTGCAATAAAGCAGCCACTGTTTGGTGACCTTGTGCCGGCCCAGCAGCGCCAGCCCCAAAAGGTCATCGAGCCCGCCTCCATCGATGCCGGCGACCGCCACTTCGATGATCTCAAGAAACTGCTCTAGCGTTCCATCCCAGAGCTCGATGGGGGCTTTGGCGTTTTCCCAGTACAGAGACCCGACCCAAGCATCATATCGGAGCCCCACACCGATCTCGATATTGAGATGCTTGGCATAGTGGACGGCGCGTGGCCCTTCTTCGCCGCGATCCGCCTCCGCCGTCTTTTCTTCGAGCCAAGCCTGGGTGACTGACCGTCCCAGATTGGGGTTTGTGACATAGAAGTTAGCGGGATCGAGATGCTCTTTCGCCTCGACCATTTCTTCCGGGAATTCGTAGAGCACGGGAAGCTTGCGCCGGTCGATGACCTTGCCGTCGCGGATATCCCGGAATTCTGCCAGCTTGGCCTTGAAAACGCCGGCCGGGGGTTTGTCCGATTGCGTGGTGAGATAGATCGTATAACCTTCGGGCCGCGATACCTGGCCGCCCGTCGCCTCCTTCAGCATAGCATCGGCATTGCTCATCTCGCCGAACAGCCAGAGCTCGTCGACCAGTACGCGACTGGCCTTTTTGCCCGCCACGGTTCGGCTGTCTGCCGCGACTACCTTCAGGGTCGATTTCATCTCCCTGTGAGTGATGAGTTTCAGGTGATCCTGATGATGAAGCAGATCCTTCAACTCATCGTCGGCTTCAATCATTCCAACAGCGGGCGTAAAACTGTTGGCTGCCACCTCCTTTGTAGGCGCCAAGATCAGGTTTTCATCGTAAGCACGAAAGCCGCAGGCGAGCTCGGTCAGCATGATGCCGGCGGCCAGCGTTGACTTCGTATTCTTCTTGCTGATCAGCAGCATGTATTCGCTGATGAGCTGTTGCGCAGTTTCTGGATCGAAGGCGCCGAACACCGCCGCGGCGAAATCCAATAGCCATTCGTCGCTAGCTTCGCCGAATGTCGGCTGCCCCGGCAGATCTACAATCCGCAGCGAAGTGAAGACAGCCATCTTCTGCTCGGCAGATGCCGGGAAGAGCGGGCTGAAAGGTATCAGCGACCGGCGCTCACGAATTCGTCGTTTCCAGTCGAGGCACGCCGTCGACCAGGCTGGCTCGATCATCCTATTTCACTGAATGAAGCGAAACCGGCCCCACCGGGCGGAAGCGGCTTCCCCCTGCAACCTCTCTCGCCTTTTCCTGCTGCGCTGCCTTCTTTCCCATCGGCGCAGACGCCTCATTAATGGTCTTGAGCGCAGTTGCTAGCGTCTTGAGCGTGTTGGCTCGGCCGGGAAGGCTGACTGCTCGCATCAGTGCGTCGCGTTTTGCATCGTCATCATCGCCATCGGTGGCGTCGATGATCATATCTTCGAGCTCGCCGCGTCGGCTGGTGACCGTGTCCAGCTCGTCCAACATTCGGGCCACCAGTGATCGGCCATTGTCTGCGATTTCGCCGGCAGCCAAGGGACGATCTTGATCAGACGGCGGCGGAGGGGGCGGGGATCGCTCTGGTTCGCGGCGGTTCGCGGTGCGAACCTGCCTTTTCCACCCTTCGGCCTTTGCCCGCTTACGAATAGCGGTGTCCGATATCTCATGCCGATCAGCTATTTCTCTGATCGAATCTTCGCCGGCCAAGTATTCGAGCTCGATGCGAGCCCAATCGATAGTAGATTTTCGGGTCGCCATCGGCGGTCATCCTCCGGCGAAAGTTCGCACCCCCGATGCTCCAGCAGGAAAAAAACTCCGCGTGAGAGCAGGACCGGTCCCCATGCAGGCGAGGTTCCAGACTTTGGGACACCCCCCCCCCCGGGGGGGGTAGGTCAGGGGTGGGGTGGGCGGGTCAGCGACCCTGCTCGACCTTCTGCTTCCACTGGTCATGGCAGGGCTTGCATAGGGTCCAAAGGTTGTGCTCGTCCCAGAACATGCGCTCATTGCCGCGATGCGGCTCACGATGGTCAGCGACTAGCATGGACGTGTTGCCTTCAACGCGGCCACAACCTGGTCGCTGGCATGTGAATAGGTCGCGGGCGAAGATCTTCAGACGCAGTGCCCGCCATCTGGCCGTCTTGTACCACTTGCGCCATGGCGAGTACGCCTCACGCGTAGCGGTCTCGCCCTTCGGCTCCTGTCGGAAGAACCCGACGGTAGGCTTCAACGTCGGGATATGGGAGCCGATTGCCTTGAGCTTACCCATCAGGTTTTCGAAAGCACGACGTCGTGGCTATTGATCTCGAAGGTCACGACAGCGCGTGAGGTGCCGTCGGCATGGGTTGTCACCTGACATGAAACCTGACCGGGCAAGGCATCGCCGTTTTGGTCGCACATCATCAGCATGGGCAAGCCGCCATCCCAACGAGGCGACTTGATGCTTATGGTCAGAAGCGTCGAGCTATCGGACATCACAAACTCTCTTCAGGCGCCCACCAGCTGCGCGGCCGTGGCGGGACAGACAATCCTACGGGCTAATCTGCTCGATGCGGAACTCGGAACATCAGTGCGCTTTGTGCGCTCCCTATCTTCCAAGAAAGGGAACGCACATGCTCACAGATATCATTGGCGCACTAATCGGCTCGAAGATCGACCAGCGGGATGGCGATAGCGGCGTGAAAGGTGCAGTCCTTGGCTACTTTACGCCCCGCGTTGTCGGCACTGTCATCAAGGTCGGCGTTCTGGCCGCGGTCGGCTACGGCGTCGTTAAGGCGGCCCAAAGCTTCACGGCTGACGATGGCGATAAATGGTTCTGACGGGGCTAGAAGACGCAATCGCACAATGACGGGAGCCGGTATGGTTGCCGGCTTCCTACGCCTCAGCCTTTCCCTCGCACCAGCGCGCGCACCTCGGCACTGATCCGCTCGCCCTCGGCAATGATGCGCTCGACGCGGCCGATCGACCGGGATGGCTCGCGCATGTCGAAGGCCAGGCTGTGGAGCTCGCCGGCAAGGCGCTCCATTTGATCCGCTGGGCAGGGGTGCTGGCTCATGCCATCCGCTCCGCCGCTTCCTTGGCCTTCTCGTATCCGGCCACGATCTGAGCCTCAGCCTTGTAGCAGTAGTTGCCACCCAGCGAGTATGGATCATGCCGGACGCGATGCTTCGTGCCGTCGGCCATGGTGATGATCATCGCGGTATAGGTGTGGCCGCGATCCCACGAAATGGAGGCGACATGCACGGGATTAACGATCAGATCGTCGCTCACCTTGATCATGTCGCCTCCGCCGTTGCCCGGAGACCTAGCTCTCGGGCTGTGGTATTATTGTCAGGCGACGCCGGCGCGCAGCGAGGCGAGCGGCGAGCGCGGGTGGCCGTTGTCCAGGATGAAAGCTGGCTTGGCGCTGATCATGCTGGGGATGAGGCTGAACGCCACGTTGGCGATGCGATCGACCAGGCTGAATGCGAAGGACATGACGGACAGGCAGGTGAGCGCCACAAGGGCGAAGATGCGCTTCATGGGTGTCTCCGAATGAGAGTGGAACCGGACAGAAGCGGCAAAGAAAAAGGCCCGTGCATCGCTGCCGGGCCTTCGATGGACGCAATTGTCCTAGGGATTTTTTGGCTGATTTCGGGGCCACTTGCAACAGCAAATCGTCATGCAGCCTGATCTTCGACTGGAGCAAAGCGCGAGCGGATGATCTCGGCAATCTCGGACCACTCCTTGAGGATGCCGCGCTTATCGAGGAACTCGGGATCAATGTCGATAGCGTCGAACGCCGCGACATCGGCATCCGCCGTTTCGATCGCGGCGACCTGCGCACTATCATGTACTGGGCGCGCAGCGCGGCGCGGCCCAGAAAGCCAGACAGGATCGCACGGCTGGCCGTCATTGAGCGCTGCGACCGCATCCCGGTCGACCATGGAAAAGGCATGGGCAACGCACATGGGCCAGCGGTTGATGGCATCGATCAGGAAACGCTTCGCCTTGCGCTTGTGGACGCGGTAGCGTGCGGCCGCGACCGAATAGCCGATGGCGTCACCTACAATCATGTCCAGAACAAGCTGCTTCGGCGAGGGCAACAGGTCGCGCCAATAGCCATAAGCAAGGTGCATGCGCACGCGATAGACGCTTTCGGCTGCACGGCCGCCATGCCGGCGGGATTCGTCGACACGTGCCTCTAGACTGGCGACCTTGACGCCGACGTCAGCCTCCATGCTGCGATAGACGTTGGCAATCTGCGCCGCCCATTCGAGCTGGTCGGTGTCGATCGTGCCGTTGCGCTGCAGCTGGATCAGCGCACCATCATGCGTGCGGGTCGACCGCTCCCAAGTCTCGGGCGTGCCATAGGCTTTGTGGTGCCAAGCCTCTCGGACCTGCACCGCTTCCTCGATGCCTGGCTCCAGCCGCATGGGCCGGTCGACCATCTTCGGCTTGCGGTGCCCCCTGCGCTTGCCTTCGATCACGCGCTCGACCGGGCGAGGCAGGCCCAGCACCAGATGATCGATGCGCTGGCGCTCACGCTTGCGCGCAGCGTCCATGCGCGCCAGCCGCGCATTGAGCGCGGTGACGCGGTCAGGGTTCTGCTGCGCATCCTCTACCAGCGCATGGCGCGCCGCTGCGATCTTGGCCGCGCGGGCCGCCGCGGGGCTGTCCGCCTCGAAAACTTCACCCAGCCGATTAACGACCTCGAACTTCGGCTTGTCTGCCATGATCCCGCTTACTCCGTTCCTGTCCTGTTCTATCCCTGATCGGCTGCCGATGCGAGTGCCTGGGCGAGAATGCCGCCCAGCTGGCGCGCCTCTTCGGGCGTCAGCAACTCGCCCGTCGGCTTCCATTCCCGCTCATGCTTGAGCAGCAGCAGGCGCGCCGCGCTCAGCCGCCGGGCGCGGGGGCCACGGATCGCCTTCACTGCATCTTCGATTTCGGCGATGGTGGGGAAGAACCGGCAGGTGCGCAGCAGCACCATGAACGCCTGCTGCAGATCCGGCAGCGCATGACCGCGCAGCGCCTGCCAGTAGAGGTCCAGCCGCTCGCCCGCTTCCTGATCGGACACCAGCTTTTTCGGCAGGGCGATAGACAGCTTGGCCAGCATGGTTTCGATCTGGCCGATCTGCGGCGCTGGCGGCGTGCTGGCCTCGATGTAGGTCCGCAGGTGCCCAGCGCTGATCGGTCCGACGACCGGCATTTCAGAAAGGTTCAGACCCATGTCCACGACCGCGCTCAGCTTGTCGGGCAAGGACGGTTCGGACCATCGGGTCACTGATGTCGTTTGCTGGTCGATCTTGGCGATAGTGCCCATTTCGTCCGGTCCTTTCGTCGGCTGAGATCAGCCAGTTAATCCAGGTGCGCTGCCAGTTGGCCTTGATCGCGTCCTTGCCGGACTTGGCGATCCAGTAGTTTCGGAACTTCTCCAGCTCCCGTTCAATCGAGCCAGGTGGCCAGCGAGCAATCATTTCGGCCGTCGGGCCGAGCAGCGGTTCCGGCAGCCAATCCTCCGGCAAACGGGTGCCCTTACGCGCGTGCCCGGTGTTCGCGGGGGTGTGGGTGGGGGCGGGGGGTTGTTGGGGGTCTGGGGGAAGAAGGGGGGGGGGGGCGGGAGAGGGGGTGCTGTCCGCAATGTCCGCTGTGTCGGCGGATTCCGCGGACATCGGCGGATGTCCGGTGGACAAATCTACCGACTTTGCGTTCGCCCGCTCTTCCCGCTTGCGCGCACGGTCATATGCCCGGCGCTTTTCGGCGACAGGATCGCGCGCGACGCTCGCCTCCATCTCCGCCACCGCGGCGATAATCGCCTCGTGGGGCATGCCGGAGGCCAGCATGTGCTTCAGGGCGGACGCGATGACGCTCACCGAATCCACCCCCACTCGCGCACGATGGCGAGGGCTTCTTCCGGCAGGCGGATCATCGCCCAGGGATAGCCGCGCTCTCGCAGCATATCGCGCCACACCACCTGCTCCGCATCAAGGTCGTTACCGACCTCGCGCTTCACTTCAATAAAGCCGACCTCGCCGGGCCGCTTGCCGAACACGATCAGGTCAGGAAAGCCTGCGCGCAGGCCGTCAGCCTTGAAGGCAGCCGCCTGCTTGATCCGCGAAAGCTTGTCGCCGGTGAAGCGCACGCCGTTCGGAACATGGACGGCCTCGATGCCCTGCATGGCCAGTAGGCGAATAGCGCCACGTTGCACCGGACGCTCTGCCATGCCGCTGTTGCGCGAAGGCCGCGCGGACAGACGCGACATCAGAGCATCCCCGACCCGACGCCGCCGAGCGTGAAGGGCGATGCGTCTGTCTGCGGCACGAACTTGCGCGAAATGCCGACCTCGCCATTGCGGATACGCAGCAGATGCTTCTCGAAGGGCGTGAGCGCGGCCTCTTCCTTGCGCATCAGTTCCTCGATCGCGGCACGCGCGTCGGCGGCCTTCATGCGCTTAGAATAGATCATGCGCTGATACTCCGGGAGAAGATGGGGCGGGCACCAGCCGAGCATCGTCTGCCGACGGGTGATGGCTGCGCGGCGGCGGGGCTCGGAGCCCTTGCCCTGGGCGGCACGGCCGGCGCCGGATTTACCGAGCGCGCGGCAGATGTCCGCCTGCCGCGCACGAAGTTCGGGATCGGATGCCAGCTTCTGGCGCATCGCATCATGCGCGATCGCGAGCTGGTGGGCCTTGAAGACCGGATCGGCCATGCGCTTCTTCATGGCGATGCTGCCCTTGGCGCGCTTGGACGGGTTCCGGCCGTTGGCGGAGCGAACACAGGGCACGCACAGGCGCGTCTTGCGGTAAGGCGCATGGGTGATGATCGCGCCGCAGCCGGCTTCGCAGGGATAGGTTTCAGCCATGGTGCTGGCCTCCCTGCTGGGCCATCGACGCGCGCAGCTGCGCGGCGGCAGCGATCACCTTGTCGCGACCGGCTTGGATGCGCTGTCCGGCAGCCTGGGTTGCGACGCGCCGCCGTTCGCGCTGGGCGACGACGGCGGGATGCGGGAAGACGCGGCGATAGGCGTTGACCAGCCGCGCACGGATATAGAGCCGAGCCATCAGCCGACCCTCCGCAGCTTGCCCGACGACAGGCCGGCAACCTGCGAGCGAAGCGACGCGATCTGGGCGGTGAACGCCGCATTGCTCTCGCGCTGCAGCGTCTCCAGCGCGGTGATGTCGCTGCGCAGCTGCTGGATCTCTTCCGGCTCCTGGATGGGGCCGAAGACGGCTTCGCGAAATTCGGTTACGACCGAGACAGCCAGCTTAGTGTCGTCGGCAATCTTCTGGTCGCTCCAGTCCTTCGCATAGCGGCCCTTGGCAGCGTCGAAATGGGTCTGGAGCAGGGTGAGCATGGATGCTTGCGCGCGCATGGCATCGGGCGACGGCTTGGCCGACATGGTCTTCCTCTCTTGGCTGGCACGGGCACGGCAACCGGGGCAGATGTGCGGATCGAGCGCCCAGCCGGCCTGTTTGAATTTCTCGTCGATTGCTTCCGGGGGCATCCGCGCGCGCTGGTTCAGCGTGCCCTTGTGCGGGCAGCGCGAACATTGCAGCGCCGCGGTGGACGTCAGAGAGCCGACGCCCGGCCGGGTGCTGATGGACCGGCCCAGCCGAGCCTCGCGATACGGATGCCCCCGATAGCTCATCGGGTTATTCCGGCTTGCCGAACAGCAGCGGCAGCTCGGTCTCGACCTGGGCGCGCTCGCACCCTTCCTTGAAGGCATGGTCGAAGACACGGTCGGCGCGCCACAGGTCATACCAGAACAGGATGCCCTCGGCCGTCTTGCGGTAGCGCAGGCGCGCGGCCAGCCTGTAGAGCGGCCCGTTGCGGAACACGGGGATGGCGATCAGGAACAGGCTCGGCACGCGGAGCGGCTGGCCGTTGCTGTCGCTATGCTCTGACGAGAACAGGATCTGCCCTTCGCCGGTGCCCAGGTTCACGACCTCCTTGATCACCGACGACTCATTGACCTTCAGGCCGCGCGACAGCTCGACCAGCTTCTGGGGCGTCGCGATGATGGCTTCGCCGCCGCAGGCGCTGATGAACTTCTGCAGGTCGTGCGACAGCTCGTCCTCTTCCGGGATCAGGTGCAGCACGTCGATGATGCGCTCTTCGACGAACTCGGCGAAGGCGGCCATCTTCAACGGCGTCTTGTTGAACTCGGTCCAGGCCTTCCACTCGTCCGACAAGGGGAAATTGAAGGTGGCGCGGTGCTTGCCGAAGCGGGGAGCGGTGGTCAGGGCCTCGCCAGCCGGGTGATAGTCCAGCACCGACATGATCGAGGGCGCGCTGCGATCGTCGTCGGCGAAGAGCATGCTGCCTTCGTCCTTGAACCGGTTGGTGTGGTCGATCAGGCTGTCGAGCGACAGCATGGCGGCGGTGCCGTGGCGAAAGCGCGGCTGGGTGCGATAGGCATCGAAAACGCTCGCTGGCACGACGACCGGGCCGGCGCCGGGCATCATGGCGAACGGGGCGGAGACGCCGGCGGCGCTCAGGGTTTCGACCTTGGGCTTGGCATAGTCCTCGACCAGCGCGCGCACGGCGGCGATCATGCCGTCATTCTTGGTTTCGTCGTCCATTTTGGGATGCTCCTTGGCGTTGGGGATCAGTAGTCGCGAGGGCGTTCGGCCGATCCGCTGACGTCGCGGATGCCGAATAGCTGCTGCTGGTTGGGCTGGGTGCGGGTGAAGCGGTTGTCTTCCGTCCGCCACATGATCGACTTGGGCCGGCGGCCCTCGGGCATCACGACCTTGAACGTGCCCTTGATCTCGGTGACGCCGCCGTCCTGGTTGAAGTCGAGCGTGATCGTGGCCTTGCCCTTGGCCTTGCCCCCGTTCGTCCAGGCATATTCGGCGAGCGCGGCGGACAGCTCCTTGATCTTCTCGTAGCAATCGGCGTCGAACTGGCCGTCTTCGAGCGAGCGGATGAATTCGCCCATGGTGTTGCAGGCGCCGGGCACATGCCCGCCGTCGGCCGCCCGGCGCGACCCATTCGGGTCACCCGGCTGATAGGCCATGTCATTCACTTCGGTTCTCCTTGGGCAGGGGTGAGGATGGAAAGGGGCCGGCCCTGCTGATCCGGCGAAAGGGTGGGCACGCCTGCGGGCTCCAGGCCCTGGGCGGCGGCCAGCCGCGCGCAGGCGGTGGCGAAATGGATCGGGTTCTTCTCGATGCCGATGAAGGCGCGGCCGGCGCGCACGGCGGCGACACCGGTCGAGCCGGTGCCCATGAACGGATCGCAGATGGTCGAGCCGCTGACGTTCGTGATGATCTTGTTCATCACGTGGTCGGGCTTCACCGTCGGGTGGCCAAACTTGCTGCCGCGACCGACCTGGCTGCAGACGTGGCGCTTCTTGTCCGCCAGCTCGCCCTGCGGATGGAAGCCGTGATTCCAGGCGTGGAAATAGATTTCGCCGTCCGCGACATAGTGCTTGTTCGCCATCGGCATGGGGTTCGTCTTGATCCACATGCACAGCGCCGACCTACTGAAGCTGCCCTTCAGATAGGCGGACAGCTCGGGCACCTGGTCATTGTGGCAGAAGACGACCACCGAGCCACAGAGCAGGGGATTGATGATCGAATGATCGAAGCCCTGATCCAGACCTTCAGCGGCGATCTGATCGGTATGGCCGCGCTGCTCGCGGAAGCTGCCGCCGCCGGAGGTGTTGAACGCATAGGGCGGGTCCATCACCAGCGCGGGCAGCCATCCGAGCCGGGGCAGGATCTCGTAGCAGTCGCCCAGATACAGCGTGCCCGCGCCGATGATGGCGACGGTGGGCGTGGGCAAAGCAATAGCGTCCGCAGAACCGGCATTCGCCGGCGCCGCGCTGGTCGCGATATTCATGATCTACTCCTGGGCGCCCGGCGCCCCGCTCAGTTCAGTGTCAGACGGCCCGCAGCCGCACTTCGTTGCGCCGGCGCTCCAGCAGGTTCGCCGCGCGGATGAATTCGTCGATCACGCCCGCGCCTTCGAGCTTGCGGACATCGTCGTCACAGCAGACGCCATCCGACAGCAGCGTGATCAGCAGGGGCAGCGCCTCCGCGATCTTCAGCGGGATGTGGCCGACGCTGTCGCAGCAGATCGCGCCAGCCGGCACGGCCTTCGCGCCGATCAGCGCCAGAATGGTGTTGAGCGCTTCCGGGCCGAACGCCTTGCCGATCGACAGCATGGCGATCGCGCCCAGGTCGCCCTTCTTGTTCCGGGCATTGCCGACCGTCGCGGCTGATGTGCCCAGCAGGTCGGCCATGTCCTGATCGGTCAGGTCATCGCTCGCCTGCTGGGCTGCGACCGTCCGGCTCACCGCCTCGCGATAAGAATTCTGGGTAAAGCGGGGCAACTTGCCCAACACGCTGGGCGCGCCCGCGCGTAGACCAGCACCATGATCACAGCAGCCCGACATTACGCAGCATCCTCGATCCCGAAGAAGTCGTTGGGCGTCACCGCCCCGCGGGTTTCGCGGACGATGAGCGGCATGGTGTCGCGATCGGGAATGCGGTCGCCGTTGATGTAGCGGCGAACTGCTTCGGGCGTTCGTTTAATCATGCTGGCGAACCGCGGGACGGGGATATCCTCAGCGGCCAGCCACTCCTTCAGGGTGGGCATATGACAGGCTCCTTGCAACACCAATATGGTGTCGAAATTGGCAAAATGTCAACACCAAATTGGTATGTGGGCGATGGCCACCATTTTGGTGCAGAAGGGGCTATGGCCCTCGTAAACAACATCGGAATGCTCCGCGAAGCTCGCGGTTGGGCGCGGCCTGAGCTCGCCAAGCGCATGGGCACGTCGACCCAGCAGGTGGAGCGCCTGGAGAAGGGGCAGAGGGGGCTGAAGCCCGAGTGGATCGAGCGCGCGGCGCGGGCGCTAGGCGTTCCTCCGGCGGACATCATCACGCCGCTGGATGGTGGTCTGCATCTGGGCGTCGAGCCCGATCTGCCGGTGGTTCAGCAAGCCGGCGACGGATCGATCGCGCTGCGAAGGATCAACATCGGGTTCGCCATGGGCGATGGCTCGAACCTCGACGACTATATCGAAGAGGGGACGATCGATTTCGACGCCAGCCTGCTTCGCTTGATCAGCCCTTCGCCGGCGCACCGCCTCGTGGTGGCGGATGGGGTAGGTGACAGCATGCAGCCGACGCTCATGGACAGCGACATGATCGTGATCGACACGATGCAGAACCAGCTCAACAAGTGGGACCGCATCTGGGCGCTGAGCCTGCAGGGCGCCGGCGCGGTGAAGCGCTTGGGGCCGTCGGAGCGCGGCAAGGTAGAAATCATTTCCGACAATCCCGCAATCCCGAACCGCATCGTGCCGCTGGAGGATGTGCGCATCATCGGCCGCGTCGTCTGGTCAGGGCGGCGGCATTGATGAACCGGGCGGCCGGTTCACCCTTTGGCAAGGGTTGTTGACTTATATGTCAACACTGATAGAGCTTGTCACCAAAGGGGAATTGGTTCGCTTTGACGCTGAACTTGGGCCACATGTCCTTGAAATTCGGCGGCTATTTATGCTTCCGAGAGCGATTGAGCAGATCGAGGCAAGGATTTCGGGCACGGTATCAGATCGTCAAATTGAAACCGCCCCTGACGAACAGCTCGATAATCTCTTGGCAGAATTCTGCGAAGGCGTGGAAATGAAGATGACCACGCAATTTCATACAGTACGGCCGATAGATTGTGGCGCGTGGGAGTTGAAAACGGCTGATGTAAGGGTCTTTGGGTGGTTCTATGCCAAGGACTGTTTTATTGCGTCCGCTGTCGATGCGGCATGGCATGTGAAGCGTCATCGCCTATATTCGGGCTACGCGCAGGAAGCTGAAGCCCATCGGAAGCGTTTGTTTGGGCAGAATGCGCCCTATGTGGAAGGAATGGACCCGGATGACGTCCTATCGAACTGGTATTAGCCCTCACCGTCGTGCGGCCACCAGGTTCGTTGCGCGCGTGCATCGCACGCTGCAGAAGGCCTATGAGGCACGTCGAGCAGAAGGTGTTACCCAGACGTCGATCGCTCAGGCAATTGGCGTTCACCGATCCGTTGTGAGCCGCCAGCTAAACGGTCGTGAGGACATGTCTCTCGGCCGTGTCGGTGAATACGCATGGGTGCTGGGCTGCGACATCAACTTTGATTTCCTGCCCAAAACAGCACCGGGGGCAACCAATCAGCCCGCACCAATTGTGCCGGCGGCAGTGCATGTTGGCCAACCTTCACGGATGACGGTAAACGCGTCTCTTCCAATGGCGTTTTCGTCTGGTTCCTCAATCGTCAAAGTTAGGCAGCTTGATCATGCCGGAGCCTAAAATAGTCGCGGCAATTCTTTGTGAAATGACGCGCCCGGAGTTGAATAACAAGGTTAGCATTATCGGCGCTTATTCAGGAGACGTCGTTGTGCAATCGTTTCCTGCGACTTTTCCTCTGTCATCCTATTTTGAAGTTTCGGAAGTGGATGCCGGCGCTCATCAATTAAACATCAAGATGGAAGCTCCGGGATTTCGCTCTGAAGTGTCGGCAGAGCTCGAAGTTTTTGGGGGCGGTATTGCTGCACTTCCGATGCCGATGATGATGTTGGCAGTGAGTGAGCCCGGTGATCTCACCATTCAAATAAAATTCGATGATGGCGAGTGGCACACCGCACTCGCAAGGAAGATTTTGCAAGGGCCGGTCGTGCAATAAGTGGGGCAACTATCCCTCGTGATCGTCGGCGCTGACTATCCGAACAAGGACAAGTCGAACCGCCGAACTGAAATCCTCTGGTCGGCGCGCGGCGAGCGCGTTGACCTGGTCCCCGAGCCGAAGAACCCGGTCGATCCCCAGGCGGTGGCAGCCTACAGCGCGCGCGGCGTGCAGATCGGCTATGTCGGGTCTTTCCAGGCACAGCTGATCGGGAGCTATCTTTCCCGCGGCCGGATTGCCGGCTGCATCTTCCAAAGCATTCATAGAGATGGCGCGATCGTGCGGCTCGGGCTGGACGGCGAGGTTCCGACCTTGCCTGAGAGCGAGCGCGAATCAGAGGCTCCGGACGACAGCGGGTTTTACCCCGATTTCATCCCGCCTGATGACTAACACCATATTGGTGTTGACAATGTGACACCAATATGGTGTTTACATCTCCATCACCTGAGCCGCCGCGCATCCAGCCGGCGGGCGAGGTGGGGAGACTGCCATGCAAGCCACCGGCTATATCGTCGGCTCCGCCGCGGCTGGCGCGATCGCGCAGCTGAAGGCGCTGGAAAGCCGCGACGACTTTTCCAATCTGCGCACTGTCGACCTGGTCAATGCCGCCGCGCATAGTTGCGAGCAGGCGCACAAGGCGATGCGCGAAGACCCGACTGAGGCGCGGGCCTGTCTGATCCACGGCGCCAGCCGGTTGCTGGCTGCTGCCGATCGCCTTGAGCCCGGCGCCGCGCCGGCAAACGTTGTGTCGATGGAATCGGCGTCGTGAGCGCCGCCCCGAGCCACGATCGCGGCATCACGGTTGGCAAGAGCTGGCCCCGGCCGACCACGCCCGCGCCGCTCGTGCCGCGCTGGGAAGGTGAGTTCCGCGACCATCAGGATTGGGTGAATTTCGCTCACAAGCGGCTGACGGTGGCCAGCGACAGCAACGGCGCGCAACTCAAGGCGATCTGTGTCGACACGCTTGGTCGTCGCTGCGCGAACGGCCGCGACATGAAGCGCGCGGCGGACGAAGGGACGTTCCCGGTTCGCTACTTCTTCGATTGTGAGGCTGCGGCCGACGTCAACGCCGATCTGCTCGATGCCCTCAAGGACGCAAATGAGCCGCTGGCCATGTGCCAGCCGCGCACGGATCACGGCGCGCGCTGCCAGTCGGCGGCGACGCTGAAGGCGTGGGCGGTGATCGAGAAGGCGAAAGGCAGCGCGTCGTGAGCATCGCCCTGCACATCCTCTCCATGGTGGTCGCCATCGCGCTGATTGCCGCCTCCTGCGCCGCCATGGCCGCAGAGTTTCGGCGGTACGGCCGCAAGATGCTTGCGGCGCTGTGCATGGAGCATCGCCCGTGACGGTCCGCTTCCACACCAAGGGGCGCGACCCGCTCGTTGTGCCGCGCACGACGGCGTGGCAGCGCGAGCGCGCCGGCGGCCCGATCCAGCCTATGCACCAGCCGCGCCGCTGGTGGCAGGTCTGGAGGCGCCGGCCGTGACCACTGATCCCATCATCGAAGGCATCCTGGGCGGCGTCGAGGCCGCGATAGCGAAATGGCGCGACGCTGGAGGCGTTGGCCGGTCGGCTATCGCCAGCCGCGTCTTCAGCGCCGACGGAGTGCCGCGCCTGCGCATCCATGTCGGCGGCCGCGTCTGGCTGGTCCGGGTCGAGGAAACCGAACTGTGATCGACGTCGCATCCCTCGCGGCGATGAAGGCCCAGCGCCTTCTGACGCTGCTCCAGCACCCCCCACTGTCCGCAACGCGCGTCTTCCCCCCGTGCGCGCGCCGGGCAGGAGCCTCGGGCGACCAACCCCTCTCCCATGGGTCGCCATCCTCCCTGCGCGGGCCGGCCGTCGAGGCCGGTCGGTCCGCCAATGTTTCCGAAGGGCAGGGCGCATGAGCAAGTTCGGCGCCGAAAACGACGACTTCACGCTGGTGAAGACGCGTCTTGGCGTGTGCCATAGCATTCCGGTCGGCGGGGAAGGGCGGCGCGTCCACTGCAACCGCAACGCTGCCACCTGCAAGTTTTGCCATGAGCATGGCGTGCCGATGGCCGACCCCGACCCGTTCGACGTCGCCTGCGCAGCGCTGCGCGCCCATTGGGGGCAGCGCTGGGCGGAGAGCGACCGCCGGCCGGGCGAGCTGAAGGCGGGCGAAATCTGGCCCGCCGACGGCATCCACATCCTGGCGCTGGACGATGGTACCCGCGCCCGCACCATCCTCGTCAGCTTCGGCGAGAACGACACTGCCATGGGCGCGATCAGCGCGCTCTGCGCAATCCACAATGAAATGATCGGGAGGCCGGACTGATGTTCCAGGGGCTTATCGTTGACAATTTCGCCGGCGGCGGCGGGGCTTCGACCGGGATCGAGGCGGCGCTGGGCCACGCTGTCGACTTCGCCATCAACCATGACGAAGAAGCGATCCGCATGCACGAGGCCAACCACCCCGGCACAGTGCATATCCGCAACAACATCTGGCAGATCGACCCGCTGGAGGTCACCGGCGGCAAGCCCGTCGACCTCGCGTGGTTCTCGCCGGACTGCAAGCATTTCAGCAAGGCGAAGGGCGGCAAACCGCGTGAAAAGTCGATCCGTGACCTGGCGTGGGTCGTCGTCCATTGGGTGAAGCGCCTGCAAGCTGCAGCGCGTCGCGCGGGAGATCCCGAGTGGCGCAAGATCATCAAGGTGATCGGTATAGAGAACGTCGAAGAGTTCCGGACCTGGGGGCCGCTCGATGATGCCGGGATGCCCATCAAGGAACTGGCGGGTACGACGTTTGCGCAGTGGTGCGCCGAACTCCGAAAGGCCGGCGGGCGCATCGAGTGGAAGGAACTGCGGGCCTGCGACTATGGTGCGCCGACGATTCGCAAGCGCTTCTTCATGGTCGTTCGCTTTGATGGCGAAGAAATCATGTGGCCCGAGCCGACGCACGGTAAGCCGTGTTCGCCGGAAGTGCTGAGCGGCAAGCGGTTGCCGTGGCGCACTGCGGCCGAGATCATCGATTGGTCGATCCAGTGTCCGTCGATCTTCGATCGTAAGAAGCCTCTGGCAGAAAAGACGCTGCGGCGGATCGCCCACGGAATCATGAAGTTCGTGGTCAACAACCCGGCTCCGTTCATCGTGCCGCTGACCCATCACCAGGCGGGAGCGCGCGGCGCGTCGGTCGACCAGCCGATGGCGACCGTGACCGGAGCGAACCGGGGCGAGCATGCCATCGTCATGCCCCACGTCACCAAGTTCCGCTCGGGCGCCACGGGCCATGATATTGGCGAGCCGTTGCACACCGTCACCGCGAACAGCTTCGTGAAGCGCCCCGGCGGTAGCGCGCCCCTCGGGCTCGTCGAGGTCGCCGCCGCGCCCTTCGCCACCTATGCCCAGCAGGGCGGCGCAAATCGCTCGCTGGAAGATCCACTCCACACGGTGACAGCCTCAAAGAAGGATCAGAACTGTGTCGCTGCGGCGCATCTGGTCCACATCGGCAACGGCGAACGGCAGGGCCAAGCGCCCAGGGCGATGGATGTCGAGGCGCCCCTTGGCACGGTCGTAGCTGGGGGGATCAAGCATCATGCGGTCACCGCATTCATGCAGAAGTTCGCGCAGAACGGGCAGGGCGTCGATCCCGGAGAGCCATTGCACACTGTCATGGCAGGCGCGCCGCGTCATGCAGTCGTGTGCGCCCATGTCGAACAGGCCAACGGTGGGCCCAAAAACGAGAACCTTGCCGGGCGAGCGGCTGACGCTCCGCTTTCCACAGTTGCGACGGCGGGCAGCCAGCAGCGTCTTGTCACCTCGAACCTGCTGAAGCTGCGCGGCACCAGTCGTGATGGTCAGCCGACCGATGAACCACTGCACACGGTGAGCGCCGGCGGCTTGCACATGGGCGAGGTGCGGGCGTTCCTTATCAAATATTACGGCAATGAACAGGACGGACACGGGCTGGAGAGCCCCCTTGGTACTGTGACCGTGCAGGATCGGTTCGGCCTTGTCACCGTCATGATCGAAGGCGAGGAATATGTAATCGTCGATATCGGCATGCGCATGCTGACGCCGCGCGAGCTGTTCAATGCGCAGGGTTTCCCGGCCGACTATATCATCGATCGCGACGCACACGGTGCCCCCATCACGAAAACCGCCCAGGTCGCGAAGTGCGGCAACAGCGTTTGCCCGCCCATGGCGGAGGCGCTGGTCAGGGCTCAGTTCGGCCTGCTGGCCGACCATTCGGAAAGGGTCGCTGCATGACAGATCGCCCCATCTTGTTCAGTGCGCCGATGGTGCGCGCACTTCTCGACGGTCGGAAGACCCAGACGCGGCGGATCATGAAGGCCCAGCCGCCCAAGAAAGAAGACTTCCGCGGCTCGGTGTTCGGCCTGTGTCCGGCCGTCGCCGAAGGCGTGAAGATGTATAGCCTCAACCAGTACAAGCATCTTCCGAAACACCCGACCAAATGGGATCTGGATGGCAGCGTCGGCGTGGCGCGCACGGCCGGTTTCCCGATGGAATATGACGCGCGCTTCGCTGTCGGTGACCGATTGTGGGTCAAGGAGTCCTGGCGCGCCCATCGGGCATATGACCAGTACCGGCCCGGCCTGATCGGCACGGAATCGCGCATCTGGTACGAGGCGGACGGCCGCGACAATTGCGACCAGCACGGCAAAGGGCGCCCGTCCATCTTCATGCCGCGCTGGGCCAGCCGCCTGACACTGGTCGTCACCGACGTTCGCATCGAGCGGCTGAAGGCGTGCAGTGAGGCGGATGCGTTGGCGGAAGGCGCCTATCGCGGGAAAGCGTCGGGCCGGATCGCCGACAATCACGCGGCCATGTGCCTGGGCGATTGGTTCGCCAGCGCGCGGCGTTGGTATGCCGACCTCTGGGACCGCATCAACGGGCCGGGCGCCTGGGATGCGAACCCGTGGGTGGTCGCCGTGTCGTTCGACGTCATCAAAGAGAACATCGATTCCCCGGGCATGGAGGCGCGCCATGGATAAAGCCAAGCGACAGCTGATGCTGATTGATATCCCGCGCGACGAGCTGGCGCTGCGGATCGCGATCAAATGCACCGGCATGAAGCCGCCGACGGGCATGTCCGCTACGACGGCGCTCGATCATCTGGATGTCATCATTGGGGCCGGCGGCGGCGACCTGCCGATGGGTGAGGGCTTCCGCCAGGCTGCGGATGCGGCAGTCGCCTATTTCCATGAGCGGATCAGCGCGGGGGTGCTGCCGTCATGACCTGGCCGAACCTGACGCCGCGCCAGCAGGCGATGTTGATCGACAGCGAGCCGGACGATGTTACCGGAACCGAAGGTGTCGGCATCGAGCTGCGCACCGGCGCTGACTATGCCGTCGCAAAGGCGCTGGAACGCCGGAAACTTGGCCACCGGCAGGGGCCGGGCGGATTCCTGCCAGGCATGTACTGGAACAACGCAACGGGCCTCGCGGTGCGCGCGGCCGTCATCACAGATGAGGCTGAAGGATGAACGTCAAGGAGAAGGGCGAAGCATTGCCCCGAGCTGTATGGGATGAGGCCCTGTCATGCGGCGATATCCGTGATCGTTTCCCGTGCCACCGGTGCGGAGCGACCGGACCAAAGGGGTGCGAGACGGCGCTGTCCACTGCCGAAGTTAGCGCTGCGGTCGATTACATCAACGGATACGGATGGAAGGCGGCGCTAGACCGGTCCTCTAAGCCGAACCGCGTAGACCGCAGAGCCGCCTGGCACGCGACCCGCGAAATCGGGCTGGTTGTACTGGCCACCGTGGGGTTGCCGTCAGTGGCGTGGTTCGCTCCGCAAGCTGTCGCATTGGGCGCAGGTTGCGCTTTCGTGCTGGGCCTCATCATCTGGGGCTGGACGTTCTCATATCGTCAGAAACGCCGGGAAAACGAGCGGAGGATCGACTATCATGATTAAGCCGAACGAAGCCGACCGGCTGATTCCGCTGACCGAAGTCAAGGAGCTCACCGGCCTCGGCAAAACGATGATCTATCGCCTGATCAAGGCTGGTGAGTTCCCGCAGCAGTTCAAGCCCGGCGGCCACGCCAGCCGGTGGAACGAGGGCGAGGTGCGCGCCTGGCGCGAAGCCCAGCGCGCGGCCTGATCAACCCCTGCCTGGGCCGGTCGCCGCGTAGCGGATCGGCTGGCCCAGATGAATTTCCGGTTCCCAGAAGCCGTTGAACAGCTCGTCCGCCCATTCCTGCGCCAGCTCGCGCCGCCGGGGCATATAGGCCGCCCGGTTATATGCGCCCTCAGATCCTGACGTGCCTTCGGGGATATGGGCCAGCATCAAATCGATGATAGCGCGATCGGGCGACGCACCGCGATTGCCGGTGTCGATCCAGACGCGATCGGCGCGCTCGTTCATGTAGGTCGAGAAGGCAGCGCGGAATCCGTGGGGAACGTGCCGGCCGGCATAGCCGCCGCGGATCAGCAACTCGCGCAGCGTGTTCTCCGACATCGGCCGGTTCGGGTTGCGCTCGCCGGGGAAGATGAGCGGCATCCCGCCGGTGACCAGCCGCGCGGCGCGCAGAACATCGACCGCCTGGCGGGAGAGGGGCACGACGTGATCGCCGCCCGCTTCCGATTTCCGTTCCTCGTCGCCCTTCATGCGCGCTGCCGGGATGATCCAGGTCGGTTCCCGCCCGTCGAGATCGTGCATTTCGTCCCAGCGCGCGCCATGAACCTCGTTCGGGCGCACGGCGGTCAGGGCGATGAAGCGCAGCGCCAGCTTGGTCGTGGCGCGGCAGCGCTCCGCCTCGCAGTCGATCATCATCTGGCGCACCGCGATGATGCGGGCGTCCTGGCTCATCTTGCCGTCGATGATCGAGGGCTGCTTGCGCGCCTTGGGCTTGTCCTTGAGGTTCGCGATAAGGCCGGCCGCCGGGTTCGCCTCGCAAAGGCCCGCGCCAATACCATAGGCAAAGACGCCGGCGCATCGCTGGCGCAGGCGGTGGGCAGTCTCGATCGCGCCCCGATCTTCAACCTTCTGCAGCACCGACAGCAGCTTCGGCGCCTTGATCGCGGTGATGGGGAGATCGCCAATGTGGGGGAAGATGTCGCGCTCCAGGCTGTTGATCACGTCGCCGCTATGGATCGCCGACCACGGCGCCGGCCGCACAGTCCAGAATCGCGCGGTGCGATGCGACCACTTGCCGTCATGCGCCGCGCGATATTCGCGCAGCTTGTCCATCGACCAGCCGCTATTCAGTTCGAACCAGCGTTCGGCGACCAGGTGGAAGGTGTTGGCATGCTCTTCGGACCGGGCCTTCACCGCGATGCGCTTCTCGACGGCTGGGTCTTTCCCTTCGCGCAACAGCTTCTTGGCGGCGTCGCGCTCCTTGCGCGCGTCGAGCAGGGACACGGCCGGATAGGAGCCGAAGGCGAGGGTCTTCTGCGCGGGCTTGCCGTTGGCGTTAAGGCCATAGGTATAGTTCATCCGCCAGTGCCGGCCGCCGGCGCGCGAGACCTGCAAATAGAGCTGCCCCGAATCTGACAGCCGGTAATCCTTCTCGCGGGGCTTGGCGGCTTTGATCTTCGCGTCATTGAGCAT